CAATCCTGAAAGTCAAAGCGCACTTATTGCAGTCGGAAATCCCGCAGATAAAATAAAACTGTTGGGAAAACTACCTGAAAACACAAAGTTTTGGAATTATATTTCTCCAAACGCCTATGTTAATAATTTGACGTTAGGAACAGGTAATTTTATTTGTGCGGGAGTTATTATTACAACTAATGTAAAGATTGGAAATCACGTTCACTTAAACCTACAAACAACTATTGGACACGATTCAGTATTAGGGGATTTTGTAACAACCGCACCAAGCGTAAACATTAGCGGAAACGTTATTGTGGGTAAAGGAGTTTATTTAGGAACTAAATCTTGCATTAGAGAGAAAATATCAATATGCGACAATGTTATATTGGGTATGAACGCAGGAGTAGTTAGCGACATACAAGAAAGTGGTGTTTATGTTGGAACACCTGCTAAAAAAATCAAGTAGTTTATGATTGTTCAGCAGTTAGAAAAAAAAGAAGTAAGACCTTGTAAAGACTATCAGTTAAGGGTTTTGTTTCTTGACCCTAAACCAATTTACGACAGGATTAAAGTTGACCATTTTAAAAGAAATCAAGGTGTTGATTTTGCTTCTATGTTTCCTAAAAATGGAAATATTTGTGGTTGTGGTTGTGGTGCGGAATTAACAGGTAAAAGAAGACGTTGGGCGACTGATGATTGTAAAAATTTTACCTATGCAGTTTGGGCTATTATAAATGGTTATTCAGAAACAATATCAAGTTATCTAAAATTATATCACGGTATAATTGCCTGTGTTGAGTGCGGAATTACAGATGTTTATACAGAGTATAAAAACGGAGTATGTGTAAGTTCAATTCACAAAGACCACATCATACCTGTTTTTAAAGGCGGAGGCGGTTGTTGGTTGTCTAATTATCAATATCTTTGCGATACTTGTCATAAAGAAAAAACAAAAAACGATTTAAAAAAATAAAATATGGAAATTAAAATCACACAACTTTCGTTGGATATGGTTAGACAAATCGCTACTGAAGTAGCAACGTTCCACCATCATTATCACATACTTTACGACATCGCAAATACTTTTGGCGACAAGAAGATTAATTACGTTGAAATTGGTGCTTATGCGGGGGGTAGTTCTTGCTTAATGATGCAAAGACCTGACACAACAATTATAAGTATTGACTTGGGAGTGCCAATCCCTAAAGCGGTTGTTTTCGAGAATGTAATTAATTATAAAAGTAATAATAATTATTATAAATTTATTGAGGGAAATTCTCAATCTCAAACGACAAAAGACAAGGTTATCGAAACATTAAGCAATTCAAGAGTATTGGGCTATACTAATAAAATAGACATATTGTTTATTGACGGCGACCATAGTTTTGATGGGGTTTTTAATGATTTTTCAATGTACGAAGAATTAGTAAATGTTGGTGGGTATATTATCTTCGATGATTACAATGATAAAGAGTTTAGCCCTGAAGTTAAAAGCGCAGTAGATGGTTTAATACCAAGCCTTTCAAATTACGAAATCATTGGTACATTAGAAAATAAATTGGGCGCATATCCAAGCGAACTTAAAGAGGGTAATTGTTTTGTTATTAAAAAAATAAAATAATGACATTAGGAGTTACGATACATACATATCAAAGAGCGGACGGTCAAACCCCAAACTTGCTTTTAAAAACTATTCAAAGCGTAGCAAATCAGTCGTACCAAAATTTTAAAATATTTATTGTTGGAGATAAATACGAAAACAATCAGGAATTTGAAGACATTATAAATGGATTTGTTGATATTGCCGATAAAGTAGTATTTGAAAATTTACCTTTTGCCAACGAAAGAGATAAGTATTTAGGAGTTAATAATACTGCTCTTTGGAATTGTGGTGGCGCAAACGCATTAAATCACGCTAATAATTTGGCTAAAGCACACGGAATTACTAAAGTATGCCACATCGACCACGATGATTTATGGTTGCCAAATCATTTAGAATTGATTGCCAAGACCATTGTCGAAAAACAAAACCCTGCTTTTATTTACACTTTAAGCAGATATTTAGACAATCCTGTATTTCCTCAAATGCCTACTGACAAGGAAGTTGTTGAGTCTTATCCTGCATATTGCTCTTTAATCCATAGTTCTGTTTATTATGATTTAGAACAAATACATTTGCCGTATCGGGATTTATGGGCTGAAGAGGGTAGGTATTTTCCGAGTGACGGAGATTTATGGGACAGAATAGCAGAAAAATGTAAAAAAGAAAATTTAAAAAGTTACGTCATAAGAGAGGTAACTTGTATTCACGATAAAGAAAATCATTAATTATGGAAAGAATGTTTACAGACATAGGTTTTGAGGTTACGAAATATGTCGCCAATAAAAGAACAAAATTTGTAGAGTCAAGAGAAGAAGCGTTAAAATTAACTGAAAAAGTAGGTTATTTTTATATGATTTTTGACGTAAAGAAAAATGCAATCGGTTACGGAATTCCTAACTAAAAAAAAACTAATTTATTTTTTTAGTACCAAAATATTTTTTATATTTGTAATCAAGAAACTTTATAAAAACAACAATGGAAAAAACTCACACAATTATTTATGGTTCTTCTGACGATTTAGTAGAAGTAAACGGACAAGTAGATGCCGAATACGACAACTACACACTTGCTAAAAGAGGAATACCTTTTGAATGTTCAGATGAAACAAAAGGAACAATCACTTATGATGGGGATTGGAAAATAAAAATAGAAAAACAGGGTTCTCTGTTTCAAGAATTAAGACCAAACGTAGGGGACAATGGTAAACATACGGATTTGGCTTTTAAATGCACCCCTTATAGTGATGTACTTATATTAAAAGACGGTATTTTTTGGGTTAAAATAAACGGCAAAAAAGTTTAGTTTATATATTTATGATTCAGCCAAAAGAATTAAGGATTGGAAATATTTTATATTTTTCGTTCACAGATGAATTTGTAGAAGTATTAGGTATAAATGCTCACGAACAAAATAACGAAATAACTAATAGTATATCTTTCAAAAAAGATGCAAGTCTTTATTGTGAAAAAATAAGCGTACTGCAACCAATTAAATTAACTGAAGAAGTTTTTTTGAATAATTTAGGTGGTCAAAAAGATAGCGATAATTGTGTTTTTACATATTTAGATGCTCGTTATGATTTGAGAATATACCCGCTTATTGATGAAAAAACAAAAGAAATTTTCGGTATATGTTTGTGTAAGGGTGCTTATGGGAAACTTGAAAGTCATTGTCATATAAAGTCTTTACATCAAGTTCAGAATTACTATTACATAAAAACAGGACAAGAACTAACAATAAAAAAATAAATTATGAGTGAAGAAATTAAGTTTAAATCAGAACCCTCTTTAGAGGTAATGCAAATTGCTTTTGTTTGTCATCAAGCGAACAAGGCTTGGTGTGAAGCAAATGACGACAGAACACAAAAAGATTGGCACGGTGCAGAGGGTTGGCAACGTCAAAGCGCAATAAAAGGAGTAGTGTTTAGATTAGAAAATCCAAACGCAGGACACGATGCTCAACATAACGCTTGGTTGGAAGAAAAAGTAAATGACGGTTGGGTTTACGGAGAAATTAAAGATGCCGAAGCCAAAACACACCCTTGTATTGTTCCTTTTGAACAACTACCTGAATTCCAAAAGAAAAAAGACGCACTTTTCTGTGCTATTGTTGATTCACTAAAATAATAAAAATGGCTACAAAACCACAAAAAATTACTAACCTATTATTCTTCGGGGATTTTGGGTGTACTACGGGATTCGGAAACGTATCAAAAGAACTTATTGACCATTGGTCAAAAGATAAAAATTTAAGAATAGTTGTTTTTGCAATTAACAACTTTGCGGAATCCCCTTATGACTATAAGGACAACGTAAAGGTATTACCTGCTATGACTATTTCAGAAAAAAAAGACGATGTTTATTGCCGAATTGAGTTCTTGAAAACCATTTACCAAAACGATTTTGATGTTATATTCTGTTTGAATGATATTGAGATTTTTAATGAAATGGGGGAGCATTTCTTAAACGTAAGAAACGAAAAAAGAAAAGAAAATAGAAAGAATTTTAAGTCTATGGTTTATTTCCCTATTGATAGTGAGCCAAGACCTGTCGATTTAAAAATATTAGACTTCTTTGACGAAGTAATTACTTATACGGAATACGCCAAAAAAGTAATGACCCCATTGACTACAAAGTCAAACGCAAAAAAGATTAGAGTTATTCCTCACGGGTGTAATACTAATGAGTTTTACCCTTTAACAAACGAAGAGAAACTTGAAGCGAAATTAGAAATTTTAGGCGAAGCAGGAGATGCTGAAACTTATTTATTTGGTAGTGTAAATAGAAATTCTGCGAGAAAAGATTTGGCAAGTTTAATATTAGGTTTTGCTACATTCAAGCACCATAATCAAGTAAAAGCCGTGTTGTATTTACATTGTAATCCGTTAGACCCATCAGGTATAAATATGTACCGTCTTTGCGAAAGAGTAGGTTTAAGAGTTGGGTTAGATGTCCTTTTTCCAAAAGAATTTTCTGAAAACAAAGGTTGTGATAACGTTCAGTTAAATAGAATTTACAATGCTTTTAACTGCTTCATTACAACTACTACGGCAGAGGGTTGGGGTCTTACAGTTACAGAGGCTATGGCTACAAAAACATTAGTTATTTGCCCTAAACATACTTCTTTAACAGAAATAACAAATAATGGCGACTTAACATTAAACTTTATGTTTATGCAACCTGCCGTTTTTGTTAACGATTTTGAAAAGATAAGATTTACTTGTAATCCAAGTGAAGTAAACACTTTGTTAGGAGTTGCTTACAATTTAATTAATGACGAGGAAGAGTTACAATTTATGGTTGCTGAAAAAATCGAAAAGGCTTACGAAAAAGTAAGAGGTATGAAATGGGAAAATATCGCAAAACAATTTAAGTTAAAAATAGATAAACTTGCAAAATAGATTATTATGAAAAAGAAACTAATAAGTTTAGACGAACATAATACTACAAATTCAACTTTTCATTGGGGAATGATGGCGCAAAGCCCTGTTCCCAATGGAATTGCTTGTCCTAAATGCGGAGAAGAATTACTTGATACTCAACCTAACGTAACTCTAACTTCAATGCCACCAAAAAAGAATGTTGGTTGCTCAAGTGAAAAGTGCGACTATACAGGGTATAGAATTGCTTAATAAAGAAACCAAGAACCCTATTGCAAGGTAAAGTGCTATAAATACTATGGAGATTAAAATAGATTACAAACCCGATGAACAAGGTAAGTTTGGTACAGATGAAATAACTATAAACATAAAAAATGTTTCTACATCTGCTTTGTTGATACTTAAAAGAGAATTAAAAGAACTTTTTGAAAAAAACAAGGAACAAGATTCTTTTAATTGGTTAAGTTTTGCTGATTTATGTTTTGAATTAAGTAATTCTTTAGAAGCAGAAAAAAAATTGAAATTATAGAACCCGATTGCAAGGATAAGTGCTATAAATACTATGGATAATCAAGTTGAAAGAGAATTAACTTTCGGAGAAAAAGCGGTTGGATTAACGTTTAATCCATCAGGCGATGAAAAAGTAAACAGAGCAAAAAGGCTAATGGCAGATGCTTTAGATTTGCTAAAAGAAGTTGAAGCGGAAAAAACTGACGGCGGAAAAGCGATTTCAAGTTGGGAAGCAAATGTTTTTAGAACCAACGCTTTCAATAAAATAATTGATGCTCAAATGGCTTTAGTTAAGTATATTACTTGGAATAACTAAAACATAAATCTTATATTAAATAAAAAACCCACCCTTTTAATAAAGAGTGGGTTATTTTTTTTCAAATTAGCAAGAATTATGCTCTTTTGAATAATCCAACTTTGTAGGCGATTCCAAGTGATAATGCAATTATAATTACATTATGTACATTGTTACCTCCAAGAAAATTAGGACTTTTGATGTCTAAAACTCCACTCATAATCTTTTTTTTAATTATTAATTAATAAGACACAAATGTAAACAATTATTTTTTACATTTACAAATTATTATGCAGATAAATATTATTAATCAAAAATATGCAAAAATTTAGGTGCTTAACGAAAGTGTTTAAAAATTATTATTTATAATAAGATTTTGAAGTTTCGTTTCGATTTATTATATTTGTACATTAATCTTTAAGATAATGAAAGACAATCATATAGACTATTCAGATTACTACGCAGAGGGTGGAAAAGTCGATAACAATATTCCTTTAAAAATTAGAAAAGAAATTTACGACAAGGACGGGGAAAGACGTATAGACGAAAGAGCAATCGAAGTTCTTACTAACTATGCCGAAAACTTACCTCAAACAAAAGACCTAAATACAAGTAAAACAACAGGGGATTACTACCCTGAAAGAAAAAAACTTCACGAAAAAATAATGGATTCATTCAAGGCTGACTTGATTTGTATTCAAAATGACGAACCAATCGCTATCCTTATGGGTGGTTCTCCTGCGAGTGGTAAAAGTACATTCTTGAGAAAATACGCTCCTTATTTGCTAAAAGAAGAAATTTTAAAAGTTGATGCTGATGAGATTAGAGCAAAACTTCCTGAATATAAAGGTTGGAATGCAACTCAAACGCACCAAGAAACCAAAGATATTGTTAATACTCTTTTGAGTGATAGAACTATCGGAATTCCTTGTAAATACGATATTATTTATGACGGAACTATGAATAGCACCAAGAGTTATTTTCCATTAATTGCTCTATTGAAAAAGTTAGGTTACAAAATATTCATTGTTTACATTGACAAAGTTGAAGAGGAAGTAATTAAAAAACGTGCTTTAGAAAGGTACAAAAAGAGTGGGCGATTTGTCCCAATGGCAGTAATTGACGATTTCTTCACGAGGGGCAAAAGCGCACTTAACGAATTGAAAGACAAAGCAGACGGATATATGGTAATTGACGGTTCAGACGGAGAATACCGAATAGTTGAGCGTGGAGGAATGAAATTACCTAAACGCCGTGCTTATTCAAAATTGGGAGTTCCGATTGCAAAGTTGGAAAAACAAAGCAAAATGGAAGAGGGTGGTATTACTCAAAGTGGTACGCCTGACTATTTAAGAATGTTTTTAGGTAAATAAATTATGGCAAAACAGTTATTAGCACCTAACGGAAAACCAAGCAACCTTAATGCTACGCAGTACGAATTAGTTCGTACTCCTGCGTTTAAAAAGTGGTTTGGGGATTGGGAAAAAAAGCCTGATGATAATATGCTTGTAGATGAAAATGGAGAGCCTCTTATTTTTTGGCACACAGGCGGTAATTGGACGGAATTAGATGTATCAAGAGGAAGTGGGTTGATGTTTGCTTTCACAAAAGATACTCCTGCTTATTCGGCAAAAGAAAAGATAACAAGACCCTTTTTTATAAAATCGGATTTCATTTATATTGTAAAGTACGAACAAAGGGACAGTCCAAAAAAATATTTAAAACCTACAAAGCATAAAAATCCTGTATATTTTGTTCAGGCTTACGGTGGTTTTATTATTGTTCACAACCCAACGCAAATAAAAATTGCTGATGGAACAAATACAACTTTTGATTCAAGTAATGATGATATTAGATTTGAAGAGGGCGGTATTAGCCAAATTGGTACGCCTGACTATTTAAGAATGTTTTTAGGGAAATAAATTATGGCAAAAGAATTATTAGCACCTAACGGAAAACCAAGCAACCTAACTACCGAGCAATATAAATTAGTTCGTACTCCTGCGTTTAAAAAGTGGTTTGGGGATTGGGAAAACGACCCCGATAATGCAAGTAAAGTTATTGACGAAAACGGAGAGCCACTTATAGTGTATCACGGAAGAAGTTCTGATTTTGCAATTTTTTCAGACCGCTATGCAGGTAAATATACAACTGAAACGGGTAAGTTAGGTTTCTTTTTTACAAATTCTTTTGATTTAGCAAAAATGTTTACTAAAACAAAATGGGCTTCTCCTACCTCAAAACAAAGAAAAGGCGCAAATATTATTGAAGTTTTTTTAAATATAAAAAATCCTAAAACAATAGATGGTAGGCAATTTACTTTGATTAATAATCCTTTTGATTATAGATTAAGACAAATACAAAACAACTTTGATGGTATCATAATAAACCCAATGCCTGAAGAAGATATTGAAAGTTGGTTGAGAATTTTTGGAAGCAGAGGTATAGAAGAATTTAAAGCAACTCAATATGTTTCTTTTTATAGTAATCAAATAAAACTTGCTGACGGAACAAATACAACTTTTGATTCAAGTAATGATGATATTAGGTTTGAAAAAGGCGGTCGCACAATAGCCCAAACACCTGCTCCAAAGAAAGACCAAATTAAAGGTAGTGATATAAATAAAAAAAGTTCTTCAAAAGATTTATCAAGCGCAAAATTGATTAAATTTGACGATAAGACTATTGTTGCTATAAAAAATAAAGTTAAGGAACATAACGCAGAAAACCCTGATAAGAAAATAAATCTGTCGAGTGCTAAAGCAGTTGTTCGTAGAGGAATGGGTGCTTATTCTAAATCTTACAGACCAACTATTTCAGGCGGAAAGCCAAACAGTAGATTGGCTTGGGGATTGGCAAGATTAAATGCCTTTACATACAAAATTGTAAATGGTAAAAGCAAGTCAGGGAAATATAGTCAAGACGATGATTTGATTAATGAGTTAGGTTTCAAGGTTGCTAATTATAATAATGGCGGAGAAATGAGTAAAGATATAAGATGTATCAACTGCGGTTGGGAATGGAATAAAAAAGATTCTGAATTATGGGATATGTACGTTTGTCATAAATGCGGTTTCGACAATACAACGTTTTATACCTCAATTCCTATAAATAATTATAGTAGAGGAGGACAAACAGAAAAAACAAACCCTGATTATTTAAAAATGTTTTTAGATTTATAAAAAATATGGAAAAAGGTAAAATTACATTAACACAAAAAGATGCAGAAAACGCTCCCGCAGGTGGAGTAGTTGTTGGTAAAAGAGATGGTCAAACTATGATTTATGACGATGCTTCTCTTGGCGGATATTTTGTGGGTAAACTACATAAAGACGGTGGTATTAAAATGGTTAATAAGTCAACGGGTCAACCTCTTGAAGTTCAAGGCTCGGAAGTTATTATTACTGCTCCTGCCGTAAACGACCAAACTAAACGTGAGTTTGAGGGTAAAATGATGACTAATCGTGAAATACTTTCAAAAATTAATTCAGACGGAGGTGGAGTATCATTTGCCGATGGTGGCGACATACCTGCTAAAATCCATACAACTGATTGTGAATACAAATTTGGTGGTAAATTAGTTAAAGACACCGACATAGCACACTCATTAGGTATGAACTCTACTTTGAAAAAAGGTAAACAACAATTTTCGTCAGGAGATACAACTTATGATGTAGATGCTATCTATAATGCTATCAAAAAAGGAAAACTTCGTTTAAAAACTAAAGAGGTTGAAACATTCCCAATGAAGCACCCTGTGTACGATAAAAATTATGCAGAAAACCACAAAATAGATTTCAGAAAACCAAATGGTATTACTGTTCGCACAGAAAGTGGCGAAGATGTTTTGATTGACGGTAATCATAGAATGAACAATGCCTACTTAAACGGTAGAAAAACTATGAAAACTTACTATGTAGAAGACCCAAAACAAATTGCCAAGTTCACTAAAAAGAACAAATTTGAATTAGGTGGAGAAAATAAAATGGGCGGTCATTTGTCAAAAGGAAAGTCATTAAAACAAATTGCTGAAATGCACAATGTTTCTTTGGCTCACATAAACGAAGAACTTGCTAAAGGGTTGGAAGTAGAGAAAGAACACTTTACTGATTTTAAAGAGCGTACAAGAGTTGCTAAAGACCATTTAGTTGAAAACCCTGATTACTACACAATTCTTGAAAAAGCAGGTCTTAAAAATGGCGGACATATTCAAAGTCAAAAATTAGTTAGAAAATCTAAAAAAGAAGATATATCTTCAAGAGATTTAGACGAATATAATGACGTTTTAGATGTACAGGCTGATGAGGTAGTAGGCGGAGATAGTGGATTGGCTTTTGCTGATGGTGGAAGTGTAAATTCTAAAAAAGATAAAACTTACGAACTAAAATTAGATTACAGAATTGGTCAGACTTTTGAAAAAGATAAATTAGGCGGTAAATATACTTGTCGAATTTTGGCAATGGATTTTAATGTAAATGAAAATGGCGAGGTAAATCATAATTCATATTATATTCATTATTTCGATGGGGATTCTAATTCGGAACAATCAAGTCATTACTCTTTTTTAAAACATTTAAAAAAAGAACCAAATCAAGTAAAAATTAATGTCCCTTATTCAATTGGTAGTAATATTTACTATGAATCATCTGAATATGGTAAGGAATCTTTAAGTCTTTTAAAATCTAATGTTGTTGGATTTCAAGTTATGTATTATGGACAAAGAGTAGGGTGGTTTGATTATTATTTAGACAGTAAAGAAAGTGTTGATAGTAAAGACGCATATAGTAGTGTTGAAAATTATCTTAATAAAGTATCTTCAGAAATAACAAGTACTAAATTAAGCAGTTTAAAGAAACTAAATCAATTTGTAGAACCTACAAGTGAAAAAATAAATGTTAAAGTAGATTATTTTATAGGTCAAAAATTCAAACTGCCTGTTATGGGCGGATTTGAAGATGCCGAAATTATTGGTATTGATTTGCGTTTTGACAAAGACAAAACTTATCCAAATTCTGAAAGAAGCGTAATTCATTACAAAGAAGAAGACGGTAGAATTAGAGAGCGAGAATTAAAATATTTCATTGAAGAAACAAAGCAACAAAAACCTAATGAAATTGAGGTTATTGTAAAGGCAAAGGTTAAAGATGACGTTCTTATTCTTCATCGTTATATGGGTGGCTCAAAGTTACAAATAACTCAAGTTCAAGGGTATGTACTAAAGTTAAATGATTCGGGTGTAAATTTAGAATATTGCGTGAGTGATGACTGCTACAACGAAAAATCAGTTTATACTTCAATTGAAAATTTTAAAGAATCAATTATAAGAAAAAATAAGAAGAAAATAGATGAAGTAGATGACATTTCTGAATTATTAGAAATGGTTAAATCAGGTAATTACGCTAATGGCGGAATTACACCCTATGATGCAAATATAGAGGGAGATTCAGTCGATATTATTGAAAACGAATTTGCTAATGGCGGTGGTGTAGAATTACCTAAAGTTTCTTATGTTACTGTAAGTGGAACGGGTTCTTCTTTAGAAAAATTGATTGGAAATAGGTATAATAGTTATATAGAATTTGCGGAAAGCGTAGAATATGCTTACAAAGAATTAGGAAAAAAAGTAAGAAGTTATGTTCAATTACAAGCGTTTGACGAAAATAGTATTGCATTAATTGATGTAACTACATATATTTCAGACCAAAAAAACACGATTAAGAATTTTAATCCTTTAACGGGTAATTATAAAAATTTAGAAAAATCTTTAGCAAATTCAAGACCAAGAAGTTTTCAAAAATTTAATTGGCAAGATTGGTTGCTTTCAAAAGTAACTCCAAGTGTTCAAACGACTAATTTAACTAATAAAAGTGCTTCAACTTCGGCTCAATCACAATACCCTGAATATTACGAATATGTAGGTAATACTGTTAATAGTTTTACTAAAGGTAAAATTTATAAAATAAATTATCCTAATGACCTTGAAGCAGAGGGTAATTTTATTGATAATAATGGTTATACAGATGGTTTTAGTGGAAGTAATTATGAAAAATTTAAACCATCAACCAAAGAAGCGTTTTTATTGCAACAAAACTTTACTTCTTCAAACAATTCAAGTTCAGCAGAACCTAAAATTGTAGATGCCGTTAACGTAGAATTTATTTATCCTAATGGAAGAATAGAAACAAGTACTACTATAAATATTTCAAATCTTAAAAATGCTTTGGCTAATTTTTGGAATATCGTAGATAAAAAATCTTGGGAAGTTCTTATTACACCTTTTGAAAATCAGTTTACCCCATTTGCGGTAAAGGAATTAATTATAGGAAGTGATTTCGCAGAGTTTAATCCCGAAACTTTTTCTGAAGAACAACTTGGGAATAAGTTAAAATCACTTTATCCTGATTTAGATTGGTCTTATTTTTTAAAAGAAAAAACAACTACCTCAACAAATGCTTTAAATTCGGCTCAAAAATTTGATTTTACTGATACTAAAATAGATGTTGAGGACAATCCTGATTTATCATTAAGGGTTCAGAAAAAAGCATTTGAAGAGGGTTGGGAATGGGAAAATGGCGGAGGCAAAACTCTTGATTACGATGATTTTAATTATTTGTATTTTACAAAGACAAGTGTTTCTTATGGTAATATAACAAGTAGTTTTCTAAAAAGCCCTAAAAGAAAAATAACAGAAGAGGAAATATTTGGAAGTCAGCCATCTTCTTCAATTAAAACAACTGCTATTTCAAATGAGGTAACTCACATAAATTTAAGATACGAAAAAAACGGAACTCAAACCTATTATAGTGGTTTAGCAGGAGGTAAAGAATTTATAGAAGCAATAAATAGTATTGAACAAGCAAATCCAATACAAGAAGTTTCGGTAAATGTTGCAGTAAGTTATAAAGCGGATAATAGAATTGGGGGTTCTACAACGGAAAAATTAGTAGAGAATATTAATTTTGGAAAAGGTGCGTTTCAACCAAGTAATTTTAATGTTTCTGAAATTAAATCAATAGTTGAAAATGATTGGTTTGATGGAAAATTAGATTTTAATGATTTTTTCAGAGATATAGTTTCTACGGTTTCGACATCAACTATACCTACTTCAAATTCTGCCGTACCAAAAACGGTTGAGAATGCTATTTATAATTTAGATTTGGCAGTTCAGAAATTAGAGAAAGCATCTTCTACCGTAGTTACTGAATACAATAAGGAAATTTATGATAAGTCTTTGAAGTTTTTGTACGATACAAAAGCAACATACGAATTGGCTCTTAAATTTACTCCTGAATCAGCCTTTATGTATGAGCGTTTGGATATATTGAAAAAATTGGCTGACATAGAAAAGAATATCAAGAAAATTGAAGATATGAAGAAAGGTGGAACTTTCTATATGTTGGCTAAAATTTTAGAAAAACTTGAACGTGGGGAAAATTGGAAGCAATCCGAAAGTGCAGAAGACGTTATTACAAACCATATACCTAAATCTGAAATTGAGATTATAATTAGAAGTCAAAAATTTAAAAATTGGTTTGGGGATTGGGAAAAAGCATTAATAAACGATGAATACGACAATGTTAGTAAAGCATTGACAGACGGAATACCAAGTGTTTATCATCACGGAGCAAGAAGAATTAAATATACCTACCGTGAGGTTTCAAACGGGGTGTTGTATTTAGCAGAGAATATTTCTTATGCTTTATGGTTTAGTCAAAATTCTACCGCACAATCAGAAGAGGGGAATTATTTAACAGAATGTTTTGTAAACATCAAAAACCCTATCGACTTAACTGCTTTTAATGTTAATGAAATAGATTTTGGGGATTTAATAAGGTATATAGATGCTATTTACCCAATGGCTAATATTTATGATTTTGTTGGAACTCAAGTAGCGTTATTGGTTAAATCGAATCAACCAACTAATATTATAATGAGGGCTTGGCAATTAATCAGAAAGTATGCTAAATTTGTAAAACACGTCAAAGAAAATACGCCTTACGATGGGTTTTTGTATTACGAAAACAATCCTGATGACAAAGTGATAAATCCTACTACGGGTCAATTAGAGCAAAATGTAACTAAAGCGGTTGCAATATTCAAGTCGCACCAAGTTAAGGTTGTAGATGCAGTTTTATTTGACGGTGGATTAGATGATTGGAGATTTGAAAACGGAGGAAAAATAAAAAATTAAAATGGAAAACAAAGAACAATTATTAGCGAATTTTTTGGCTTTCAAGGATATACCTTTTGGAGATTATAAAAATATTATAACTACGCCAAAAGCAATGGAGTTTTATGCTAAAAACACACCAATAGACCAACTTCAAAGTATGTTTGTTTCAGCAGGTTTTCAACAACCTGAAACTATTAATCAAGCATCAAGTGTTTTGAAAAAAGTTTATAATGACTTACAGACTATTGATGAATCAAATTATGCGGGTGCTTACAAGACTGAAAGAGATACGCAGGAGTTAGAGAAAACTTTAAGAGAACTTAAAGGCGAAGTCGAAGAAGATGAAGATGAGCAAGTAAGCGATGATGATGGTCTTGGGGGTTTTTTTGACGAAAGCGGTACGGGTGGCTCTGATATAGAAAAAGCATTAGAAAGGTTTAATGAAGCAATCGCTAATGGTACAGGCGGAGATAATGAAACTACTTTTGACGAACTTTTAGGAAAAAATAAAGGTAAAGGAAACGGTAAAGGTCAAGGTCAAGGAGAGGGCGAGGGTCAAGGAGAGGGTCAAGGCGAGGGTCAAGGCGAGGGTCAAGGTCAAGGCGAGGGTCAAGGCGAGGGTCAAGGCGAGGGTCAAGGCGAGGGTCAAGGGCAAGGACAAGGTCAAGGTCAAGGACAAGGTCAAGGTCAAGGCGATGGTCAAGGCGAGGGTCAAGGTCAGGGCGAGGGTCAGGGTCAGGGCGAGGGTCAAGGTCAAGGCGAGGGTCAAGGCGAGGGTCAAGGCGAGGGTCAAGGGCAAGGACAAGGACAAGGTCAAGGACAAGGTCAAGGACAAGGCGAGGGTCAAGGTCAAGATGGAGAACAAGAACAAAATCAAAAAGAAAAAGAAAAAAAAGAGCAACAAAACGCTTCTTTAGAAAGAGAAATTCAATTATGTTCGGAAGAGATTAATAGTCTTAATGAAGATAAAGAAATGTTGGAATTTATTTCAGAAAGAACTCAAGAGCAAGAAGATAGAATTGTTGAAATTAATAATACTATTGATGATTTAGAGATGCAAATTGCTAATATGTTTGGTGCTATAAATGCCGATGTTGTTTTAGGCAATGATGTTCAGTTTCCCGAAAATAGACTTCCGAGATATGTTAGTTCTCAATTACCTGAATTAGTTAAAAGAGTAAAAGACGAAAGCAAAAAACGTTTGGAAGACCCTGATTATCAATTCAAATATAAATTAGAGGACAAGGAACGTAGAAATTCTTTAATTTCAGAAAGAGTTAAGAACGATGTAACTTATTTTGCTTTTGAAAAACTGAAAAAGGAAAATGCTTTAAGTGAACTTTACCTTACTAAAAAAGATATTGAAAAAATAATGTTTGAAATGCCTTTAGGTGGCGATATTCCTGAAAAAATTGTAATACATTCTAAAATCGAGGGAGATACAGTAGTGATAGACAACGCAATAAGTATCGACACCTTTATTTACCAAATGAATAATTTAGAAAAAGATTTGGAATTAGTTAATAAAGAGAACAATATAAAACTTATTTTTGACACAATTAAAAACGAACTGTTTAATAAATTTATAATATAATGGATAATAACGTACAAAAAAGAATAGAAGACCTTGAACAATTAGTTCTTAATGCACCTGACGATACTGTTAGAAAAATCGCTCAAGAACAATTAGATAAAGTTAAGGAACGTCAAAAAATAAATGTTGACAAAGATTTTTCAGGAGTAATTACTGCAATTAACTCACTAATTGAAAAAACCTATAATTCATCAACCGTAATGTCAAATCAGCAAATTGATGAAGTCATTGCTGAAAGATTGAAAAAATTAAAAATCAATGAAAAAAATCTATCAAGTGAATTAAAAGAACTTATAGGTCAAACCAAAACAACCGTTATACAAATTAACGAAGTTAAAGTATCATCTACTTCAGGAACAAGAGGTAGAAGATTAGAAGATGTTTTGCTTTCTGATTTAGAAGCACAAAACAATGTTTATTTGTATGGCGAGGCAGGAACAGGTAAAACTTTTATTGCGGGAGAAATTGCTAAAAAAGTGAATTATAAATTAATCACATTAAACTGTAATCAATTTACTTCTCCATTAGATATTGTGGGTGGTCAAACCATTGAGGGATATAAAGAGGGTAGATTAACAGAGGCTTGGGGTAATATTGATTTAGGAACAAACCCACTTGGAGAGCCTTACGTTGGCGCACTTTTACTTTTGGACGAGTTACCTAAAATTGACCCAAATACTGCGGGTATTTTAAATGACGGTCTTGCTAAAATTAAAGACGGAGTTAAAAAGTACGAGGGTAATGGAAAAACAGTTTTTGTACCGCCTACTATTATGAATGGTAATGGGGAATTGATTGAAAAGAAAAAAATATATGTTATAGCAACAGGTAACTCATTGTTAAACGAAACTAATAAAGATTATGAGGCTAACTTCAAACAGGATTTGTCTTTACAAGACCGTTTTGCAGGAAGTTGTTATAAAATTACATATAATTACAAGTTTGAGTATGAAAAGATTATGACTAAAATTAGTACTAAATCATTACCAAATGTAATAATTGACTTGACTTTTGCATTTAATTTCCTTTCGCAATTGCGTATGAAAATTGTTGAATTGGAACTTACAGGAGTTGCTTTCGTATCTACTCGTTTAATGATTGTATCAAGAGATACATTTGTTGCTTACATTGCTAACAGAGAATTAGCACCTAATAATATTGCAGAACCTAAAAAAATAAGTGAAGTTGTTAAATCATTTATGTCTTTATTTAAAAAAGACCAAAGAGAAAAAATCGAAAACGAATTAAGTGCTGAATTTAAAGAGTTTTATGATATGTGTGCCGTTAAAGAAGCGTTGCCTCTTGACCAATTGAATGAATCTACTAAAGAACAAAGAGATTTGGCGACATTAATTATTGACAACGCAGAGGCAAATTACGCAAGAGATAACGCAATTCCACTATAAAAAATGGGAAGAGATTTTAGAACGCTAAAAGACAAATTAGAAATTTATTTTTTCAATTCACAGGAACAAATGATTCGTACTGTGGAGGATTATCTTGCGCAATACCCTAACCAAGTCGATTCTATAAACAGACAAGGAACAACTGACGATAACATACGGTCAAACCCGAGTTTTTACGGATATGACCCAAATAGCAGTATGTCAATTGCGGAACAATACTCTTATGACCAATTAAGAAATTTTCCTGATATGCCTTTGCTTTCAGAGGCTATTAATAAATTTGAAGTTATTAAAAAAGGATTGGATTTGGGTGGAGATTTTGATGCTTCAAAAATAAAATTCACGTCTTTACCGAGAGGGGTATTTAATTTCGGTTTAGCATCTAAAGGTCTAATAAGAAAAAAAGAGTTTTACGATGTTGAAGCAAAAGAAGTTATTGACGAAAAAATAGTAAAAGAGGAAAAGTTAAATAATATTAAGATTTTTTACTATCTGAAAAACGGTGTTAAACATTTTGTTAGAAAACAACAAAAAGGCACTATGTTGGTAAAAGACAATTTTTTAGACGTAGAGGTAAATTATGACGAAAATCAGAAAATTTGGCTACCATACAAAGACGGAAAAGTTTTTAATGGTAAAGGCAAAAATATGTTGAGTTATGCCACTACTACTAAAAAGGTTTATATGTATCGTGAAAAACTTGGTGGCGGTGTTTCTCCTTATGTTGATTTGTTTGTTGGGGTTAATGGTTTAGCGGATTTAGATACTGAAAATATGTTGGCTAAAAACCTTTCTGCTTTCATTGTTGCTGATATTTTAGAAAAAGCAGGGGTTAAAGTTAGAATTTACGGATTAAGAACATACGTTGAGGAAAGAGAAGAGTTATCAAGCGGTAAAGTAGTTGATAAAGGACAAGCAGTTTTTATTGCTTATGCTATAAAAGAATACGGAGAACAAATAGATTTTGCCCGTCTTGCCTCTTTTACTTCTGATAAACGTTTTTTTAGAGTAAATTTATGGAGAGTTGCTTCTGCTTTGAGAAAAATGGAAACAGGAGCGTATAAAGTAGGTAAGGCTTATTCTTTATATGGTGGAGAAGATGATTTATACAATACTTTTTCGATGTTTAAGAATTGGGTTTTCAATCAAAAAGGGACAGTTAAATTTGACACTAAAATAAATGATAAAAATTTAATGGTTTTAAGTGGTTTGCCGACAGTTGATAATAGCGATAAATTAACAGGGGTAAATGCTGATGCAACATTTAGAAAAATAGAAAAAGAGGTTTATAGAACTTTGGATTATGTAGGTATGCTTTTAACTAAAAACCCAAAAGCATTTGTGAGTAAAATTTACAAAAGAGAAATAGAAACGCCAAAAATAGAGCAATATTATTCAAATCCTAAACAAGAAATCCGTGATTATTTAGAGAGTTTAATTACAAGTAATTTAACTATTGTTCCTCAATATGACCTTGCTGATAAAGATTCTCCTGATAATAGATTTAGCACACCTTTGAATGAAGAACCAAGAATTACTGAAAGAACAAACGAATTGATTGAGGTTATTAACAATGTAATCGTATAAAATTATGTTACAGAAAACAGTTGAAAGAAAAAAATATTACAAAGATTTAGGCGGGGAAAACAATGTGGTTTTGGAAGATTTAAGAGTTTTAAAGCACTCACAAATTCCAAATGCCTATTTTGTTCACGTTAAATATTTGATAGGAGATGGTGGTATATATAATAACTACGAAGTCTTGGAGAGTTTAGATGAAAATGGAGAGTGGATTGATATGAAAAAAGACCTGACTAAATTAGAATATGGTGCTTTTTTAAAGGATTGCGAGGTTAGCAATTTTTAATTTAATATTTTTGTAAAATGGAGTTGAATTTTGATTATAAAGAGGGTTGTTATTTATTTAACGGAACAAGTTTCCCCGAAGTAGTAATACATAAAACTATCTATAAGTTAGTTACTATTACATTTCAGGAATTTGGCGATTATAAGCCTTTTGGGTTTAGAGTTTATGATTTAACTAATAAGTTAGACATAGAACTTTTAAATGAAAAATATACAAAAACAATGGCTGAACAAGACCCTGATAATAGGTATGGTGTTCAGTTAGGGGCAATAATAGAATATGATTACAAGGACTTGATTTATTTAAGAATTATTGATAAAAAAATATTATCTTTCGTACTTCAAAGACCTTTGTTGTTTGATTATATAAAGGCAAGAGATAAGTATTTAGTTGCGGACGCTTTAGATAGAGTTAATGGTTTACAAGCAGAATTTTCGGCTACTTGGCAACAATATTTTTTTACGCCTTTAGAAAGCCAAGAAAACATTGATTGGGATATAAAATTTCCTCCAATTGATTTAAAGCCTAATATTAATGAGAACTTGTTAAAAGACGAGTTTGGCGATAGTTTTACCGATTCAATAACTGTTTATGATTTTTTAGGCGTAATAGATACTGATACTTTTAATAAAATACCTAACGAGGAGTTAAAAGACGAAATTTCTAAATTAATTAAAAAGACTTTAGAAATAGCAAAAGAAAATCAGGCTATCGGAAAAGAAGACCCGAATAAGAAAATTAAAGAGCCTACAAGTAAATTCTTTGTTGAGTTGACATACAACGAAAACGGAGAACAAACTTCAGAAGCCGTAGAGGTGTTTGCGAGAAATCAATTTGACGCTCTTGAAATAGCGAAAAACGAATTTCTTGAAAAATATAAAGGGGATAGTACATACGAACTACTTTTTATCAGTCCGATTGAAAACAAAGATTCAGTAGTACCAATAAGTGTTGGGGAAGAAATTTTTGAAAAAGCGGTAAAAGAGAAAAGAAGTAGAAACAATAAAAAAACACAGGAACAAATATTTAAAGAAATTGACGAGGTTGACCCCGAAGATTTGTTATCACTAATAAACGAAATTTAAAATAAATTAAAGATTAAAGATATGAGCGAATTACTTAAAAAATACGAAAGTATAGACCAATCTAAATTAAACGAGGGGGCTATTAAAATACTTAACAGAGTTAAAACTATAACTTCTGACTTTACTACCGATGATGCAAAAAATAACAAAATTGCTGATGAGGTATTAAATGAGATTATGAAAAAGTTTCCTGACTCTGTAAAAATTGTTAAGCGTACTCCAAAAGCAAAACCTGCACCAAAAAAAGTTGCTAAAGCAAAAAAAACTGCGACTACTTCAACTGCTAAAAAATCAGGTAACAACATAATGTCTGTTGCTAAAGAAATTCAAAAAGCAGGGGAGTCTTGGAAAGATGCTATGGAACGTGCGAAACAAGTTTTAAAAGAACGTAGAGAGCAAGTAATTCAAAAACAAAAAACAGAATTAGAAAAACTTTATGCTCTTGTTAAAACTAAAAAAGAGTTACAAGGTTTTGCTTTCGGCAAATCCGATATTGAGCGTGATTCAGTAAGAGAATCAAAATCAAAAGGGTCAAGAGTTGTAACAAGAGAGGGTTTTACATCTAATCAATATAAACGAAATGTTCCAAATAAATTAGGTAGAAAATATTGGGAATCTCGTGAAAACCGTTCTGACCGTTTAGCACCTAATTACCAAAAAGATATGCCTTTGTTGGCAAGTGGTGGTGGGGTAGATGAAATAGAAAATATTGATTTAGGTAATAATTTTGAAATTAAATTAGAAAAATTATTTTATGAAAGTGGCGATTTTACTTATGGTACATCTTTGTATTATAAAAATAAGTTATTTAAGTTTTTTACCGTTATTCCAAATGCAACAAAAAAAGAGGCTATTGACAATGTATATAAATATTTAAAAACATTGTCAGTTTCTCAAGAAGTTAATGAAACAAAACAATATGTAGGAAATAAAATAGAACCGCTTTATACAATTTTTTATAATGACAGAGGGGGCGAACATTTAAGAAAAGCAAACTTTAAAAAAGAAATTGAGCAATTTATAACTGATGTTAATGCGATTAATTCTAAAAAATTCGCTAACGGCGGTTCTGTAAATATGGATAAGCACGTTTGGGAGGGTTGGACTGTTGGAGATTTTATCGAAGAATTAGAGCCTACATTCAATCAAATTATGAGCGGTCGTTCTTGGCAAAAACCGTTTAAAACTAAAGAAGAAGTTAAAGCGTGGGCTATGGATAATCAATCATACTACAAAAAGAATATTCCTGAAGTAGTAAATTATTTTTGGGCTAAAGCGCAAAGTAAAGACAACTATGCTGACGGAGGCGACATAAAAAAACTTGAAAGTTCTTTGTTAAATGCAGAGAAAAAGTATCGTAAAGCAATTTTGTCTGAACAAGTTGGAATTATTTCTCCTGAAGAATTAAAGAGAGAAAAAATAAAATTGGAAGATATAAGAGCAAAAGTCAATGAGTGGTATGCTACAAAACCTATTGGTAAAAAAATGGCTGACGGCGGAATGAACAATTTAACAATACAAAATGTTTCTTTTGCTAAAGGCGGTAAAATTCAACATACTTTTAAAGTGGGAGAAATTGTTTCTTTTCCAACTCAAAAAAACCGTTATATGGATAAACCGATATTAGATATGATTAATCATTTTTCTAATAAAGAACTCGTTATTGAAAAAATTAACGAAGACAAACCATATAATCTTGCAGATGTTTATATTAAGGAAACGGGAGAAAAATTAAGAGATTTAATTTTAAATCCAAAAGTTTTAAAAATTTATCCTGATAATGTTGAAGATGAAAAAAGTGTAAAAATTAAAGATTGGTATTTAGAAAATTATCCAAGTGATGATTTAGGCGAAGAACTGAATGATGAAGTTACGTTTGAAGATATGTGGAATGAAGATTATAAAAAATATGACATTTATCAAGTTATGGGTGTTGGAGATAGCCTTATAAGAGAAAGACTTTTTGAGCATTTAGCCGAAATAAAAGGGGTTAGTTATGATGTTGTTTACAGAAAATTATTTTCAAATATAGAATATGCAAAAGGCGGTTCGGTTAGCAACGAAAGAATGTACAACTTCTTACAAGACGATTTGCAGAAATTAGAAGAATCAATTAAAAGTGCGGATATGGAAGAAGTAAACAGATTCTTTTCATATTGGCTTGGAAGTTCAAATCACTTAAAATCACTTGAAACTAAAACTAATGAAAGAATGTATAATTTCTTAAAAGACGATTTAGAGAAATTAGAAAATGCGGTTGAAAATAATGATACTGAAGAAGTAGAAAGATTTTTCTCTTATTGGGGGCAACACTTGGAATCATTAAAAATGGCTAACGGTGGCTCACTTCAATATTTGACAGACCCTAACTTTGGAAACTTCCAAAATACAGGTGCTTTTGAAAAAGGAGGAAATATAGACGGAACAATGACCTTTTACCAAAATGATTATGACAAGTTAATTGGAGATTCGTCTGAAGATTATCCTTTTTTCTCTGTTAAATCAGGAAGTTATTGGGAGATAAAGAAAGATAAAGATGAAAAAACTGTTGCTAAATGGTTTCCTAAATCAAGTTTGTTAAAAATTACAAGACCTCAAGATAAAGATTTAGTAGAATGGTTAAATAGAAATAGTTATTTATCTCAAGATGAATATGAAAAATTTGAACTTGGTGGTGCATTAGAATTTTCTGATGTTAAAAAGTATTATAATGAAAATTGGGAAGATTTAAAAAGTAAAGGGTACAGTCCTTTACAAATTTTAGATGATAAAGCACAGGTAAAAGGTATCAAAAAATATTTGGATAGCGGAGAAATTATAATCTCAAAAAATCCGTCAGGACACTATGTTACTTGGGCTAAAAATTCTTTTGAACTTGGTGGCGCATTTATGACAACTGATTTAGCAGGTCATTCAGGCGGAGGAACAGGCGGTTTAAATGCCAACTTACCTTTAAGCGGGGTTTCAGGAACATACTATACAGGTCTTGTTGGAGAAACAGGTACTATGTCAAGCGGAGAATTGTTTATGGACGGTGGGGCTATGGCTCAAAACCAACAATTAATTGATGGTGCTTCTCAATCTTATGCAAATTACTATTTGACTAATGATGGTATAAGTCAGGCTTCTTTCAAAAAAGGTGGTGTAATTAAAAATCAATACAAAGACAGAACGGATAAAGATATTTGGAATAGTTTTTCTATTACACAAAGACAACATTTTTTAAAAGACCATTTTGAAGAAATTCAGACAGTTGCAACAAATAGTGGTGTAAACAACATTAACCATTTTGGAAACCTTATTGGTTGGGCTAATAGAGATTATGAAGACTTACCAACATATATTAAATCCCCATTTAATTACCATACAGAAAGTGGTCAATACGCAAGTGGTGGAGTTATGGAAAAAAACCAACAAGTAATTGATGATGCATCTCAATCATATATTAACTACTATTTGGGCGAGGGCGCAAGTCAAGGTATTTATAAAGACGGTGGTTCTTTATATGATAAGGCAACAAAAAGTCAATATTTAGAAAAATACTCTAAAAATGGTAATTTAGTAAGAACTGCGGAACAATTTGATAGTGGTAGTTGGGTTGTAAGCGTTTATAGTGGTATTGACATTTCAGGAGAGTATTCAAATGAAGAGTTTAACAAAAGAATAAAAAAATATTTTAGTAATTACGAAAATGGTGGTTCTATTCCGAATAATTACGAGGGAAGAACTCCTGCAAATATTTGGAAAATTTGGACAGAAGAGCAAAGAGAACAATTTTTAATTGACCATTTGATTACAGATAGAAATTTAAACAAAAGTACAGAAGATTTTTTAATTCAGTTTAAATATTATCCATATTCAAATTTACCACCATTAGCAAAAACTAAATTAAGATACCATATTCAAAATGGTCAATACGCAAAAGGTGGTTCTATTCCTAACAATTACGAGGGTAGAACTCCTGAAGATGTTTGGAATAATTGGACTTCCGAACAAAAGACACATTTTATGCAAGACCATAAATATAACATTTTTGGCGACAGACAAATATCTAAAGAAGATAGAGAAAAATTTCTTATGACTAAATTTAAGGATTTATCAAGAGATTTAAGAATTATAGTAGAAGACCACGTTCAAGAGGGTCAATACGCTTATGGTGGAAAGACTAAAAGCAGACCATCTATGAGAGAACTTTATATTGAGCAAATTGCTTATTTAACAAATACAAGAGAAGTGGGAGTTGATGCTTTTGCTAAAGAGCATAATCTAACTGATTCAGAATTATCCAATTTAATGTCAGGTCTTGGTAGAAAAATGATAAGCCAAAGCGACTTTATTACTGCTTTAGTAGGAAATAAAAACAACCCTAAACAAAAAGAAGTTATTGCTTTTGCAAAATCTGATAAAGCATATAAAATGGCTGACGGTGGAGATTTAGGTTACTTTGACAATATGAGTGAAGAAGAAATCTTTAAGTCAACTGTTGTTTTTGACAACAACGGGAAGTCTTACGATAGATATACTGTTTTCACTCCTGACGACTCTGTTTTTGGAATGAGCGAAGACGCAAAAGGTTTTAATCTGTACATTGGCGATAAAAGTGAAATTCCTATGGGGAAACATTTAGGTAAAAAACTTACTTCTGTTCCTCAAGGAATAAGAATGGCGGTGCTTAATAGAATGAAAGAAGAATATGCTGACGGCGGTGCATTAAAATTCAAAGTAGGTCAAGGAGAAAAATACTTTGATAAAAAAGAAAAAATGCAACTATCAATAGGAAAAGAAAGTGATATTCCTAATGTGTATAATGTAATTTGGGAAGACGGAGAACATTCTATTTATTCTGCTGACAACATTAATTTCTTTATAAGTAAAGGGATTTGGAAAAAATTAGATAAAATGGCTGACGGTGGCGGAATTCGTTCTAAAGAAGAATTGAAAAAAATATTTTCTGAAAAAGAAGCGATAGTTAAAAATCTTACTCCAAAACAAATTGCTGAAATGTGGAACGAAAACAGTTTTGGCGTAAAAGAGGGTATAAGTAAACCAATTACTATTGAAGAGGCAAAAAGACCGAGTATGAAAATTTATTTGGAAAACTTGCTTATTGAAAACGAGTTAACTGAAGATGAACAGGCTCAATATTTTGCTAAAGGCGGATTTGTTGCAACAGTTGAATTTAACGTAGGGGATATAGTTTGGGATAAAGGAAATAAAACTTACGGAACTGTTATGAATAATTTCGGCGACCCTATTAATGGAGATGGCGGAGAATTAAGATTGGATTCGGACGGTATGCAAGTAATTTTCTTATACGACAAGAGTTACGAAAACAGAATAGGCTATAATCTTGTAAAATTAGGAGATAAAGGCGATACAGGAAAATTTACCCCCGTTGTACTTGATGAACTAAAAGCAAGTGCTGAAAGAATGATTAAGTATAGAAGAGATGCAAAAGACAAAGAGGGAGTTAAGATTTATCAAGAAATATACAAAAGAACTCTTGACGGAGAATTCGATTCTATGGTGGGTCGTGCTAAAGCGACTACTTCTAACAAAAAAGGTTCAGTCGATTATACTTATGTTCCTAATAAAGATGTTAAGGAATTGAGCGTTGTAGTTAAAGGCGAATTAAAGAAATTAATGGGTTCTGATATACTTGACGGGGTTTACGTTAAAAATTCAGCGAAATCTACTGCAAAAGTAGATGTTAATGCCGTGTTCGCTAAAATTCTTAAAGATGCTAAAGAGGCAAAAAGCGGAAAGACGAAAATGTTTACCGCTACTGATTTAAAGAAATTAAATCTTGAAATGGTTCAAAAACTTGTAGAGGCAGGTTATACCGAACAACAAATAAGAAATATTATTTTTGGATATGCTTTTGATAACGAAATTGTGGCTGACAACGAACTTGAATACGATAAGGGTATTTTCTCTTACGAAGACACTTATGTTAAAAGTAAAATAGAGGGTTTAGTCGAGGCTCAAAAAAATAAAGAGTTTGCGGTTGGTATTGAATACCCTGACTTTGATTGGCAAGGTATCATAAAGAAATATAAAATATCTTCAAAACCTAAAGACATAACTGAAAAACAAAAAGGTACTTCAGGTTCTACCGAGAACTACTATGAAGTTTTTGTTGGAGAAAATATAGTGATAGGTCATAATTACGGATATAAATGGCTTGATGCTGACGGAAAAGTGTTAAGTAATTATATGGAAGAGGATAAAAAAGTTTCTGACCCTACTAAACAAAATGCTTGGCAAAAAGAAAGAGGACAAAAAGCAGGTTTCAACGGAGGTTGGTGGACTATTATTTCTTCTAAAATAGAAATTATTGACGATGTATTGAAAACTTTACTTGCTCAAAAGGGTAGTTACTGTAAAGAGATACAATTTTATGACGATTCCTTACCTAAAACTTTAAAGGAAAACAAAATTGATTTTGCTGACGGTGGAGAGTTAAACAAGGACAACGTTAAGGTTGGAGATGTTTTAGTGGCTAATACAGGTGTTGAGGTAAAGGTTGTGGAATTTGACCCTAAATTCGGTGGAAGAATTAGGGCGGTTAGACTTGACGAGTATGCGACAGGCAAAGCATCTCAATTTATGCCTCTAAATAAATTTACTCGCAAAACAAACAGTAAAATGGCTGACGGCGGATTTATGAACAATGTTTATTCTCACGGCGGACAAATGGAAGTAAATGACATTAATTCTGAATTAGAGGATTTTGATTTAGATAATTTAGACCCTTTTGAAACAATGCAATACGAAAACTACTCAAAAAGTATGAGTAAAGTTGATGCGTTACAAGTTTTAATAAATACTGTTGAGGGCGACTATTCTCAATTAAGCCCTGAATTGGCTGAATTGGCTGAAATGCAAATATCGCAGGAACAATGGGACGAAGCATCAAGAGAGATGTACGGTTATGCTAACGGCGGATTTATGAATAATGTTTACGCTAAAGGCGGAAGTTTAAATGTTGGGGAAGAGAGAGAATTAAAAACTTTTGTAAATTCATTATTTAATCGAGCAAAGAATAAAATAGCCAATGACAAAGGTAATTCGCTTTTTGTGCTTTCAAATACTGTAATTGCAAGTAAAGACTCGTTAGGAAATCCAAGTTTTTATTTAGGTGTTAAAAAAGTTCAAAATTCAAGACCAACTTATGTGGTTGGTAGTGGTTTTTTAAGTTCAGATATGTTGGTTTACGAATCTTATAAAAAAGATTCAAGATTTTTAGAAACACAATCAATAGTTGAAGCAAAAAAATTCTTAACTGACAAAGTTAAAAAACAAATTTTACATTTAAGAAATAGAAGTGTAATGGCTGACGGTGGGTTTATGAATAATGTTTATGCTGACGGCGGATTTATGAATGATGTTTACGCTGATGGTGGAAATATAGAAAAGGGAAGCACTATAACTTTAAAAAATGATGTTTATGCTTCATACACAAATGAATTAATACCAAAAGGAACTAAATTAAGGTTGATTGCTACGCCTCCAAAAGTATATGGAAAAAACGCTTATTTTGTTTATGCAAAAACATTAGATAATAAAGAAGAAATTAGAACTGACAAGTCAAATTTTGTCGAAAAAATAAAAGAGTTAGAAAGTTATTTTGCAGACGGCGGAGAATTAAAAGGTAAATTTTTAGCAGAAATTAAAGTTCCTTACAATTTTGAAGATGTTGTTGAAAACGAATTTGAATTTACTGAATTTTTATCAAAAGTATTAACTAAAAAATGGTTTGGTAATGGTATTTGGGGTGTTAAAATAGTAAAACCATTATTTGAAAGAGATTATTCAAAAAGAATTGTTGTTGAAATTGAAATTCCCGTAGGAGTTACTCAAGGCGGTGGTTTAGACAAATTTGACGTAGGAGAGTTCATATCTAAAACATTAACTAAAAAATGGTTTGGTAATGGTATTTGGGGCGTTGATATAGTTAAAGGTTATGCTGACGGCGGGTTTATGAATAATGTTTACGCTAAAGGTGGGGGTGTAGAAGATATTTCAAAATCTTTGAGCGTTAATGAACTTTATGACCAAGACGGAAATTTAATGGGATATACTATTAAAGATAAATACAATGTAAATGGTAAATATACATTATCTAAAACCAAAGAAAGAGCAGAAGAAAATTTACAATATTTAATTGATAACCCAAGCAGATTGGCTTATTATCGTAAAAATGAATATGCTGACGGCGGAATGTTTGAGGAGAATGACGGATTTATGAGAGCAGATAACGAATTCAATTACAGATACCCTACAAAAGACGTTTATATCGAAACACTTGATGAGCCAATTGATTTAACAAGTACAGTTACTATTAAAAGTAATGAAGTAGTTATAAGTCCAATAGATGAAAATATCGACTTAAATGACGATAATAGAATTAGAGCAATAATGACTCAATCAAACAGAGGTTCTGCTGAAAACTTTGGAAAGATAAACCCAAGAGCATTTGAATTTATTGATTTACCAATGCCTACATCAAACAAACATAAAAACGATTAATTTACAATTACTATGAAGTTATTTAATAAAACAATAGACAGACAATTATTCAAACAATATTCACTTGGTAGCGACCTCTCTAAACAAGAGGTTGTTGTCAAGATTTTCAATCCGACAGGCGCAGGAAATTGGTTCATATTAAACTCTGACCCTGAAGACCCTGATTACCTTTGGGCTATTGTTGATTTAGGATATGGTGCTGAAGTAGGTTCAGTAAGCCGTAACGACCTTGAAACTTATAGAGGAAGATTTGGATTAGGTTTTGAACGTGATTTAGGGTTTGACCCTATAAACGCAGAAGAACTTTATCAAGGACTTCGTAACGGGGAATACTATGCTGACGGTGGAGAAATTGAAGTTGTTTATGAGCGTTCGGTAGGTTCAAAAAAACCAATTAAATTGCTTCTTTTGAATAAAGGTAAAGAGCAAAAAGGATATACTTTTAGTGGCAAAGACCAAGTTGCGGTTCTTGAAAATTACAATCGTAATAAGCAAGAGGATTTAGAAAGACTTTGGAACTTAAAAGGTTACGAAACTAAATATGCTGATGGCGGGGAAGTATCTTCTCGTTTATCAAATAATTTTCTTATTGTGAAAATAAAAGGTAAGACATATAAAACGTGGTTTCCTAATTGGTTATCTATAAATAAAAATTTCCTTGAAAAACTTAATAAAGAAAACAAAAGTGTTTTAATTGTAGAAGAAGAAAATGGAAATAGTAAACAGTTTGAAGTTCCAAATAGAGATTTAATGGATATTTGGCTAAATGATAAATCTGATAAAAAAACAAGAGATGTTTTGATTCAAAAAGCAATAGAGTATAATAATAATTCTTTTGCTGACGGTGGGAGTTTTGATGAAAATATAGAATTTAAAGATGTTTCTGATGAATATGGAGAAAAATATGAAGTTTTTGTAAATGGAATTTTACAAGGAAATATATCCAAATCTGATGATAAATATTTTGTAAATAGCGCATCAACAAGAGGAGGCAAATCATATCCAAGTAAGTTTTTTGAATCAAAAGATAAGGCAAAAAAATATATTTATTCTAAAACTAAAGAATTATATGGGATAGGCTCTGTTAAAAAACTAATGGGTTATGCTAAAGGCGGAAACATCGCTGATTTTACCGACAATCAACAAATGATTATGAATCAAAATGTTGAGTTAGAACATCATCACGAGGAATTGGAAGATATTTTAGAAGATAAAGTACCTGTTCCTGCTTGGGTAGTTGCAAAAATGGAAACTGCAACGCAAAACCTTTCAGACATTACTCACTACCTTGACGGGCAAAAAGAAATAATGGAAGACCAATTAGAAGAAGATGATGACGATGACGATGATGAAGAAATGGAAACCGAAGAAATTGAAAACAAAGAAGTTGTCGAACCAATAGTTGTTACTGCGGGAGATAAAACAGAAATTACAAAAAACTTTACAGACGATGCTTGGGATAACTTGAGAGGGTTCTTGAAAGGAATGGAGGGTATTGACTTACGAGATGACTATACGTTTGATTACAAGGACGAACAGTATGAAGTTGAGCCAATCATTAACTCTGACGAAAATGGGGTTTCAAATGCCGTGTTTACGATTTTTGACGGGGACGGAGAAGAAGTAGGAGATATTTCTTATATCCGTGAGGGTGGAAAACAAAAGTTTAATGCTAACTCGGAATTCTTTAGTTGGAATAATGCGAAGTTTGAAGACGGTGGTTTTATGAATAATGTTTATGCTGACGGGGGATATTTTGATGGTGCAATTCCAAAAACTTCAAGTTATATGAATACTTATGCTGATGGTGGTAATACCGCAATAGACAACTTAAATAAAAATACAGAATTAAGAGAAAAGATGATTTCTTATATTGTGAATATGAAATCCACAAGTCGAATGTCTGATAGACAATATGATGCTTTAGAAAAAAGAATTTCCGAAAAGTCATTTGCTCAATTAAAAAAAGAATACGATGCTTTAAAAGGAAATAGTTCTTACGATAAAGGCGGAAGTTTAAGTGAAAAAGAACAAATATTGGAAGCATTAGAAAGTTATGATTCTTTTAATAATGAATTTGAAGAAGACCAACAATTTTTCGTTACTGATGATTTATTAGGTTTCATTAGAAGTTTAAAAGTTTCTGATAAAGAATCAATTGTTGAAGCGTTATCTGACTACGATGGAGATGATTTTGTAGTGACATCGCCTTTATTGTCTTTTGTTGAAAATATTAATGTTAGTGGTAATTACGCCAAAGGTGGAAGTTTAGGAACTGTAAATCCAAAATACAAAAATTCAATTTTAAGTATGATTAACTATAAAATCGACAAGCGTATTGGAGATTCTATGTCTGATATATCATATACAGAGGCTTTGAATTTAAAAAACAAAATAAATAAAGACGAGCCTATTTCAAGCAAAGAAAAAAATTATATATCTGAAATGGCTTCTTATTTAAGTTCAAAAAGATTACTTGATAAGGTGGCTAATATTTCATATACTGAAAGTTTCGATTTCTTTGATAATATAGTTTCAATGGCTAAAGGCGGAATGGTTGTTACATCTGTAAAAGATATACCAAATTTCAAAGAAAGACTTAAACAAGGTAGAATTACTTATCGTGGGTTAGGTATGGGAAAATTGGCTAATGATTTTTATAAATTAGCAGGTACTTCAGGAACAAGAATTAAAGTTGACAAAAAAGAATATTTTATAACAGACGAAGAGTTTGATATGTTCTCAAGAGATTCTGACGGGAAAATGATTATAAAATTTGAAGCACCTGCAAGAAAAGGCTATGCTGATGGTGGTTTTATGAATGGTGTTTATGAAGACGGTGGTTTTCTTGACAAATACGAAGTTGATAGATTCAAACAAGTTATGAATGGTAAAGCAATCGCAAAATACATTGTAAGATTGCAAGATTCATTCGGAAATAAAGAAACTTATGTTTTTGGAATTAAATTAAAAGACCAATTTAAAGGTTGTGAGTTAGTTCCATACGAAGTTCTTTATGGAAGTTGGTCTGATTCAGGAACTCCTTTTGCTTTAAGTAATTTACAAGTTAAAAGATTAGTTCCAAATAGTTTTTCTAATATTGAATTAGACGAACAGGAAACAGAAATGCTTGTGAATAAATTAGTAAATAAAAATCAAGCAGGTGTTGAGAAATTTTTAAACTCTCAATTCTTCTATTTAAACTACAATCAAACATTTAAAGATGTTTTAAGAGGACACCTTGCTCTTTCTATTGCAAGAGTTTCAAGTATTGAATTTGAAATCGTACAAAAATTTGCTGACGGTGGTCAGGTTAGAAGTTTTGATGGCATTTTTGGTAAAGAAATAATTTTCAAAGAAGAACAAGTTGGAAAATTTACAATAGGAATTAGTAGTGGGTTTAATAACAGAAGACACGTCTTTATATATGAGGGAGAAGTAGGAAGATATGGTGGAAAAGGATTGCCAAAAGATTTTAATATGTCGCCACAACTTTCTGCTGAATTCGCTGATAACTTTTATTCTAATTTAAAACGAAAAGTTGAAAACAATCAAGATTTAACACCTTTTGAATTAATAAAAGAAGTAAAGTTTTTGTTTGCTGACGGTGGTTTTATGAATGACGTTTACGCTAAAGGCGGTTCTATAAAAAAAGATTGGTGGCAAACTGTTGTCAATCCAAATGAGGATTTCCATAATTACGACAACAGAAAACCTATTGATTGGGAAGTTGATGATTTTAAAGAATGGGTTGTAAGCAATTCAGATTTAGACGGTAACGTAGATAAAGAGGTTTTAGATGTTATAAAAATGCCTAAAAGCAAATTAACTGTTGAGTACTTAAATAAAAACGGAAGTGGTAAAAACAATAACGAATACTATAAAGAATTTGGAAATTGGCAATCTGCTTTGTATGATATTTTTACTCAAATGAAAAAAGACTATTTGTTTAAAAAATCAAGAAAATATATTCTTAAAGCAGATATAAAAACCGTTACAGTTAAACGTAAAGGTAAAGAACTTACTTATAATGCCTCTGACGTTTTAAATGGTGCTTATGTACTTGCTAAAGGTGGGGATATGACTTCCAAAGCAAACTATGTTGGTAAAAATGATGTTGTTGAAGTTGAGTTGAAAGATGGAAGCAAAGTTAAACCTGCTAACGGGTATTGGATTAAGAAAGGTGCTGAACCTATTGGGGCAGAACCAACGCCTACTACTTCAGGAAAATCAGAGCCTAAAGTTGGACAAACTTATATCAGAAAAGATATGAGAGGTAATTGGAAAGCAGAAACTAACGTTGATAATTTTAATGATTACGATTGGAGAGTTTCTACAATTAAAACTTATAGCGGTAAATTGATTTCTTCTGCTCAAGGTGGAAAAACTGAACTAACAGGTAGTAAAGGTATTGTAATGTTTAAGTACACTATGTACGAAGACCCAAACTATACTTTAGAAGTTTCACAACCAAGTCGTTTAACTGAAAAGGTTGTTACTGAACAACACGAAAAAGCGTTGGCTAAATTCAAAAAGTTTATGGAAACAGGAATGTTCAAAGGTGGAGGTAAAATTTCAAACTTTGACAAACTTTCTGCTAAAGTAGCAAAACAGTACGAGGGAAAACCTGTAAAGAGCCAATACCAAGAAGAGTATGGTAAATTCTACTCAAAAGAAGAAGCCCAAGAGGTTGGCGACAAAGTTGCAGGAAAAGTAAAAGCAATGCAACCTGCTAAAAAAGAAATGGGTGGCGAAACTAAAAAAATGAGTAATGGTCGTGAAATGCTAATAAAAGCAAATCAATTGGCTAAAGAAATTCGTAAGGACGGGGAAAGTTGGAATGACGCTAAAAAAAGAGCATTTGCACAATTAAAAAAGTAATATGAATAAGAAAATATTTTACACAGTAACGTCATTGATTGGAATTACAATCATATACTTTACAGTAAAGAAATTCTTCGGCAAAAAGGCGCAACCTGTTGGTAGCGTTCTTTTTGTCGGGGATTCTATTACTGCAATCGAAAGCGGTGGAAAGCCCGTAACTTCAACTTATCCAAACGTCATAAAAAAAGAATTAGAACCTAAAGGGGTTAAAGTTGATGTTGTGGCGCAGGTAGGTAAAAAAACTGATTGGATATTAGCAAATCTTACTGAAAAGTTAAAAACCAATAAATACGATAGGGTTTATATCTATGGTGGTATAAATGATATGTTTAGCGGAGTTTCAAAGCAAAGAGCATTACAGAACGTTCAAAAAATGGTAGATTTAATCAAAAGCAAAGGTGCAGAGCCTTTTGTAATAATTGGTTATGATGCTAAAAGATTTATGGACGAAAACAAGTTAAAGCCATCAACAAATGTTCCTACAAAAGCAGGAATGATTGAGTTGAAAAACAAATATGTTGATTATCAAAATTCAATAAAAACAACTATTAAAAACGCTACTATTGTTGATAAGTTCAATATTCCAAGTAGTATGACAAGCGATGCAATACACCCGACACCAAGCGGACAAAAAATCATTGCTAATAGTTTGTTAGAAGACTTGTTAAAAAACATATAAATAAAAACAAGATAATAATTATTAGTATTTGTAATATTTTTTTATATTTGTAGATTAAAATAACTTTATTAAATTAAAACACTATGGAAACAATTAATGATTTGTTAAAAGCATTGGACAACAGAGTACCTGCTTCGATTGGGAAAAGATTAGACGGTTTAACTAAACTTAATGAAAAATTAGCAGTATCGAGAGCGGAACACGAAGCAAATCCAACAGAGGAATCGCAAGAACAATTAGATGAGATTACTGAATTCATTACGGACACCCAAAATGATTTAAGAGATGATTTAAAAGAACTTGTTCAGAAAAAAAGACAAGAAGCGGAAGTAAAAAGCCGTGAAATTGCTAAAAAAAGAGCAGATTTAAAAGCGAAAACGGAACAGGAACAAGCAGATAAATTAGCCCTTGAAGCAAAGGAAAAAGAAGAGTTAGAGCAGAAAGAATTATTAGAAAAAGAAGCACTTGAAAACAAACCTCCAAGTGACCCTGAAAAAAAATCAGGAATCGGTTGGGGTGGTTTAGTAGTAGGTGGTGCTTTACTGATACTTTCAGCAGGTGCAATCAATTATTTTGGAAAAAGACGATAAATGACCAAAGCGAAAAAAATTTTATTAATAGTAGGCATTATAGGTGTCGCAATCGGAGGCTTCGCTCTTACGAAGTATCTTACTCGTAACGTTAGAAGAATTAGAGGCGGAACAATTACTTTACAAGAGTATGAAACACCTGTCGATGAAAAACCTTTAAGCGAATAATATTATGGGAAAGTACACTAAAGTAGAGATGAAAGTCCCTGACGTTAATAGAAGTTTTTCGCAAGGGAATTTTAAATATTCAGATAAGGGGGTTATTAAAGGCAATAAATCTTTGTTAGATAAAGTTCTTAAAGATTACTCTAAATTTATTACCACTTGGGGAGAAGAATTTGAAATCGACAATTCAATAATTGCAGGTTTTATATGCACAGAAAGTGGCGTTACTAATGCACCGCCTAATAGATTTGATGCAACGGGTCTTATGCAAGTTACTCCAAATACTGTTTGGGAAATACTTGCTAAATGGCAAGTTATGGTTAAATCCCCTCTTTCGGATAAAGCCAAATCTTTTTTCAACAAAGCAATTCCGTCAAGTAAAAGTTATAATCCAAATAAATTACCAACATCGGCAATAAGAAGCGAAATACGGGTAGCACTACAAAGAAATTCTGAATTCAATATAGCAATTGGTACTGCGGTTTTAAGATGGCTTTTAGAGGCGTTTAAAGACGGAGATGTCGCACACTTAAACAAGGTAATGGTTTCTTACAACGCAGGTTACTACTCTATGAGAAATAAAGTTAAAGGTAAAATGACAACGGAGCAACTATTAAATAACAGAACCATACCTTTAGAGAGTAGAGGTTATTTGTTAAAAATGTTAGGCGTAAATGGGTTTTTAGATTTGTGGTTTAAAAACGATTATAAATAATTAAAATTAAATGTTATGAATAAAGGTTATATTATTGCAGGGATAGTTGTTATAGGTGCTATTGTTTTTATTTGGAATAGCACACCTAAAAAAAACAAAGATGGCTTTTATAGTGCAAGTGGTTGTGGTTGTGGAGAATAATGGCTTATAAAATTTTACCATATTCAAAAGCACAGGCAGATATATTGAGGGTTGAAATAAAGCCCTCAACTAACAGGCTGAAAAAAATTGATGTTTTTAAGAATGGTAAAAAAGTTGCTTCAATAGGGGCTTTGGGTATGAATGATTACCCGACCTACTTGGAGAAAGAAAAGAAAGGGTATTTTCCGAAAGGATATGCTAAAGAAAGACGTAGGTTGTACAAGCAAAGACACGAAAAAGACCGACACAAAGTCGGAACAAACGGTTGGTATGCTGATAAAATATTGTGGTAAATGGTTTTGATATACGAAGATAAAGTACCTGCTTCTTATAGGAGTGGTTTTATAAAAAAAGTTAAGGAGGTTTCAAGTAAGTTGCAAATTGACCCAAATTGGTTAATGGCAATTATGTATTTTGAAACTGCAAGAACCTTTAGTCCATCGAAAGGCAATAATATTGGTTGTTATGGTTTAATTCAATTTTGTCCCGATAAAGGAAAAAACTATAAAACAATAAACGGTAAACGATATTTTATTTCAGACATTGCTAAAATGAATTATTCTGAACAATTAGATTTAGTTTTCGAGTATTATAAGCGTTACGCAGGTAAGTTAAAAAACTATACAGATACATATTTTGTAACATTTTTTCCTATTGCAATTGGAAAACCTGACGATTGGGTTATTCAGGGATTAGGTTTGTCGGCAGGTGCAATTTATAACGCAAATCCTGCTTTCCGTCAAGTAAAAGACGGTAAATTAAGAGTTTGGGAAGTAAAGAAAAAAATATTAGAACAACTACCGAGCGAATGGCTTAAAGAGGGAAGTTTTGGTTTAGCAGTTAAAGCATACAAAAATTACATAGCGGTTGGTGTTTTATCAATAATCGCAGGAGCAACATTATTTTATTATAGTTATGGAAGAAGCAGTTCAAAATAGTCAAGTAGGCACTCAAAATCCCTCAAATGACGAAAAAAATAAGCAACAAACGCAATCAAAAACACATCAGCATTTATCTACAATATTTGTTGTAGTTGGTATTGTGTCTTTTACATTAGGGGCTATTGTTAATTATTACACGATTAAAAGAATAACAGGAGGGAAATAATAATGAAGATATTTGGACAAGTTTTAGATACTCATAATCAGCCAATGGCTTTGGCTAACATTGTTATTGTTACTGAAGATAAATCGAATGAAATTGGGGAACAATCAGACTTGGACGGAAATTTTGTTTTAGATAGTGAAATGATAAATTCTGATTCAGAGTTTAAAGTTTCTTATATTGGCTATGTTTCTCAAATTTTTAAGGCAAGTGAACTTCAAGGTAAAAAAATAAAGTTGAAAAATGAAGATGAGGTTATTGATAATTCAGTAATTGAATTAGGGGTAATCGGAAAGCCTAAAAATAACGAAAGTAAAGAGTTAAGTTCTAACAAAGGTAAGTTTGTTGAGCATTTACAAAAACATAGATTTATTTATGGTGGATTAGGTGCTTTGGCGGGAATAATCTTAATAGTAAGAGCATTTAAAAATAAAAAATAGGAATTATGAATGTAGCAAAACTATCCGCAAGTACAAGAATGGCATTAAATAATAATTTCGGATTTCCAAAAGGGGAAAACGGAACTATTGGTGCATTTGTTAAGGTAAGTAAAAACATCGACAAAGAATTAAAAGATTTAGGGGCTACTATTCCAAGTGATTTTTTTGGTCAAGCAAGAGGAGAACTTTTTGGAATTCGTTTCCCAATTAATTCACTTGATAAAATATCAGAAATTGATGGTCTTGTTAATCTTGAAATTGAACAAAAATTAACTATGAACCCTCCGAGAACAAATTCGCAAATAGATAATGATTTAAACAAACAGTATCAAGATGCTAAAAATCAGCAAATTAGAAAATATAAAGTTAATAAAAGAACTGATATTCTAAAAGTTAATCCAAATAAAAAAGATATATTTGGAGATGCGGGAACTGATGTTATTGGCACTCTTGAAGCAGGAGATGTCATTGAAATTGCAAAAACAGGTGGCGGAGGTCGTGGTGCAGTAATGACACCATATCTTATTTTTTCTGATGATACTTATATTATAGGCTATGATGCAGATAAAGTAGATGATTCAACCCCGTTGACTTCTAAATTAATTTTAGAAACAAGATTAAAACCAATTTCATTTTTACAAAAAAACAAAACTAATTTACTAATAGTTGGTGCATTAGTTTTAGGATATTTAGCATATAAAAAGTTTAATAAGTAAAAATTTATGGAAAAATATAAATTAAAAGAAGATATAGTTTGGGGTCTTTTACAAAATGGCGACCCAAATATAATTTTCAAAAAAGGAGATGTTATACAAGGCATAGAAATTGAAAAATTTGTTTTCAATCAAATGACTAAAGGAATTGAGTCAAAACCTACTGTTGCAACCGCAAAAGTAAGAACATCAGATGGTTTAGCGTTTGTTCCACTTTCAAGTATTGAAAAAATAAATGAAACTCCAAGTACTGAACTTGCGCCACAAACATTTTTAGAAAAAAACAAAACTAATTTGCTAATAGTTGGCGTATTGGTTTTAGGATATTTAGCATATAAAAAATTTAATAAATAAAATATTATGGAAACAGAAGTAGCAGTAGCACCCGTTGCAACCGCACCCGTAGCACCTGCACCCGTTGCAACCGCACCCGTAGCACCGTCAGGCGGTGGAGATGACGTATTTGAAAGTATGGGGTCGCAAAAACCAATGGATTTTAAAAGTTTGCTTGTATTCGGGCTTTTGATTGCGTTTTCAGTATATGGAATTACATATTACAGAAAAGCAATTGCAAAACTGAATGAAGACCAAAAACCAAACGATGAATTCCTCAATTTAGTTGATGACGTTGAAGAAGTTAAATACAACGTTAAAAAAGCGTTGGGTAAAAAGTATTCAACAACTTAATAATTAGGTTATGGCAACTGAATCAAATAATGGTAAAGTAGTTTTATTAGCAGTACCTTTAGGTCTTGCTATTTACTCTTACTCTAAAGGTTATAGTATTGGTAAAGGCGCTTTAATTACCGTTTTAGGAAGTATAGTAGTTGGCGTTGCATTAGGAGTAACTTCTGTCGCTTATATGAGTTACAAATTAGCAAACAAAGATTATTTAAAATAACACCAAGTAAATTAACAACAAATTACTATGGAAAAAAGTAAAGGATTAGGCGATACTGTTGCAAAAATTACTAAATTTACAGGAATTAAAATGATTGTAGATTCAATAACAGAAGATTGCGGTTGTGAAGCAAGACAAGATTGGTTAAATGGGAAAGTCCCGTATGACGGAAAAAACGTTCAAAGAGTTTTGAAATTTTTTAAAAAATAAAAGTAAAAACTTTAAAAATATGAAAATAAACGAAATTAGAACAGAAACGATAGAAGAATTTCAAAAGAGCCAAGCAATTAGGGTTATTGATGTTTTTGTTATTGCTCCAATTTGTGTTTATGCAGGATTAAAAGGTAAAACATTGCCAAAATTTATACAATTAAGTTTAATTGTTATTGGAGTTTCTACTTTTTATTATAACGGAAAAAATTATTTAAAAAACAAAAACAATTAAAAACAGAAATTATGGCAAAAGCGGTAAACGGGTATTTCAAAGCAATGTTGGAAGCCAAAAAGAACAATTCAGCATCATTTACTTATAACGGTAAAACGTATGTAGCATCAAAAACCAAAACAGGTATGACTGTTTACAAAGCAAAATAATTAATTCTTAAAATTAAAAATTATGAATACAAGAGATATAGTTTTAGTAGGAGCAGGAGTAGTATTTGGCTATTTATTGGTTGGTTATTTAAAAAAATCAAAAGACAATTCAGGTTCTACTGATGAAATTGTAACAACAGACGCAATTCTTCCCGCACCCGACCAAGCGACAATAGACGCTTGTAATAAAGAAGCGGACGATTTTATGGCAACAATTAGACCATCAGCAGGAGCAGATTTAGGTCAGATAAGAAAAGAAAAATTTGAATCTTGTATCGCAAGTAAACAAGTTTAAAGATTAGTAATGGATAAAAGAACAATAATTTTATTTGGTGCAGGATTTGTAGTTGGTTACTTTTTAATTAAAATGAGAAGTAATAAAAATGCTACGGCATCAATTAATAAAGCGTTTCCTGATAGTTCAAGTCAGACAGAACCACCTAAAGTTTTAGGTGGGGAAATTGACGAATCAGTAGAAGAAAAAAAAAATGAAGAAGTTATTGACCCAAGAATAGACCCTTGTAAAGAAAAATGGCTAAAGTTTTCAAGTACTGTAAAATTTACTTCTCAAGAACAAATGCAAAGTACTTATAATAATTATATGACTACCTGTGTAGCGCAATCTTAATTTAAAGATACTATGGAATTTAATGACATAACATACGGAAATCCAACTCAAGACCAATTAGCATTCATAAATGGTACTTGTTTAGTAGATGACCTATTTGATACTTTTAAGGATTTAGTAATACCTAAAAACGATTCTGAATTAGTTAAGGACGAACTTAACGAAATTAAAGATAGTATTGATATTGTTTTGCAACCTGAAAACCAAAACTATCTAAAAAGATATTTAGCGTATGATAGGCATTTAATTCAAGCAATATCAAGCATATTTAAACAAAAAGATATTGAGGTTGAAGAATTGATTACAGAAATAGTTAAAGACATTCAAAATTTAATTTTTAAACTTAAATTTCATTATCAAAGACCAAGACCTTTTCAGTTGGCTCAATATTATAAGTTAAAACTTTTTCCTTATAAAAGTCTTTCTGCTAATACGCCATCATATCCGTCAGGACATACAATTCAATCAATAGTGATTCTAAATGTAATTGGTAATAAGTACCCAACGGAATATCAATATTGTAAAGAATTAATTGAAGATATTACTTATAGTCGTATTTATTTAGGAGTTCATTTCCCAAGCGATAATGATGGGGGCAGGGAAATAGGAAAAGCGATTTTAAAGCACCCTGAATTCACGAAAAAATACGGAATTTAATAACCAAGAACAATAACAACAACAACAATGAAACACGAGGAATATGAACTACAAAAATCAGTAGCACGTTATTTATCTTACCAATATCCTGATGTTGATTTTTTATCAGATACAATAGCATCTGTAAAATTAACTGAAAGACAAGCGGGTAGAAATAAACTTGTTCAGAAAAATGGTTTTAAATGCCCTGACGTTTTAATTCTTGAACCACGAAAAGGTTTTTGTGGGCTTTTTATAGAATTAAAAATAGATACGCCTTTTAAAAAGGACGGTACAATTAAGGCTTCTTCTAAAGACCACTTAAAACTACAACACGAATGTTTGCAAAAACTATCCCTAAAAGGCTATAAGGCTGAATTTTCGTGGTCTTTTGATATGACTAAACAAATCATAGACGAATACTTAAACGGATAGATATGGATAACCAAAACAACAACGTGTCTATTGTCTTTAAGGAATTAGACAAGACAATTCAAATAATCGGAACGGACAAACTAATTGAAATTTTAAAATACTCAAGAAAAAATCCACCAACTCTAAATCAAGAGCAAATAGAACAAGCATTGAAGTTAGTTCAGGTGGTTTGTGATGAATTTAAAATATCATTAGAAGATATTTTTGATATGAAACGAAAAAACAATCGAAGAATATCAATAGGCGTTTGCGCATTTGTTATACAGAAAGAATTAAATCTTGATAACTCAAACATATCATACATTTTGAAAAAACCTGACACTTTAGTATCTTTGTACAAACAAGAAATTTTAAGGTTAAATTCAAAACACCCGTCAGACAGACAAATTTTAGAAAAGATTGACAAAATTAATGCTAACATAGATAAATTATTTAAAAATGATTAACCAAGAAAACTTTGAAAACATAGAGGACGCTGAAATTATCAATGACGATTTCTCGCCTTTAGACGCACCTGTAAAACAAAGGTCGTACACACAACACAAATTAGGGGATTTAGAAGAAATGGGGGAATTGGAAGAACCTACTTTTGAAAGACCAAGTTTCGCAGACCTTGACGGAGATAGCGAAGAGGCATCTGCTGAACCCGAAAGACCTTTTAATGAAAGTTTTTCTCAATTAGACGGTAAGGAAAAAACTATGGGGGCTGAAATGATGGCTGAAATGACTTTGGACATTTATGAAAAAGGTTGTTTCTATATGGGTAAAATCCCTGAAATCAGCGAATCTAAAATTGATAAATTAATTGCAGAGGGGGAAATTGACCCGTCAATCCAACTTCAAACAGAAGCGGGTGCAATGCCTATTAAAGATTTCGCAGTAGAATTTAATGATAGCATTAAAGAAGCGTTTGTTGTAACAGATGAATTTAAGGATAAAGTAAAAGCCCCATTAATCCGTGTTTTCAAAAAACGTGGTATCGGAATGACTGATGAGCAATTGTTGATGTACTACTTTGGTACTGACATTGCTACAAAAGGCGCACAAGCATTTATGTTGAAGAAAACAACTAATAGCATTTTAGATTCTTTAAGAGAAAATACTATGGCTATGAGAGAGCAACAAGTGAGAACTGAAACACCAAGACCTCCTCAACCTGAACCTTTTAGAGATACAACTTCAAGACCGAGAAATATAAACGAAACTGATGCTGAACCAACATATAATGACGATGTTTCTTACACAGATGATATTGCCGAAGTTATGTCAGAGCCTATTGAAAGAACACCAAGAAAACGTGAAAGAAGTGCGCCTAAAACTAATTTAGACGAACAATTGGCTTATTTTGAACCTGAAGAACAAGGCGTTTATAGTAATTTAAAAGATAACGGCGGATTTACTGATGATTTCCAAGAAGTAGCAGGTATGCCACAATTCGGCGACCCCGCAATACTTTCTGAATTAGAAAGATTAAGCGGTAACGACCCAAGCAAACCTGTAAGAAAGAAAAGAACAACCGCAGTTAAAAAACCAAGAGGTAAAAAATAATGGCAACCAACGTTACGAATAATCAAAACAACAATAACAATCCTTTTTGGGTTGTTTTGTTGTTGTTATTTATTTGGTTTGTGTATATTATTTACAAACTATACAACACTATTTAATTATGGAAATTAGAGAACCAAAATTAGGCGTTGCGGTAGGAAGAAAAGGTTGTGGAAAAACCTATACAACTACCAAGATGATTAAACAATATGTTTTAGGAAATCCCGCAAAAGGTGTTCCTGCAAGACGTGCATTAATACTTGACGTTAATGATGAATTTGAAGATATTAAAGCATTAAAACAATCAGATATTGTTAGGTTTTCGGCGCACCCTAAAATTGAAGCAAGAAGAATAAGACCGTTTCACGATAACGGAGTTAGAATGACTTTAAGAGAAATTCAAGAAGTATTATTTAAAATATTAAACGATTATAGAGGTGGATTATTACTTATCGAAGACATTAACAGGTATGTTTCGGATTATCTTCCGAATGACCTTGTTGGCGCAATCTGTACTAACAGACACACGGACACAGACATTATTCTTCACTTTCAGTCAATAGGTAGGATTTCTCCTAAAATTTGGCAGAATTTGAATTGGATTAGATTTCATAAAATTACAGATGATGTAATTAAGCACAGGAATAAGTTTGAGGAAAAATTAGAATTACTTTTATTAGTAGAATCTTATATTAATACGCAGTACGAAGAGGGCGACAAAAGAGTTTTTACTTATGTAGATATTGACGATGAAAAGGTATTAGTTAAAGATAGAGCAAGGTTTGAAAAAATAATTGAAACTTATCTTATTGCTAATCAAAAGAAACTTTTAGTTCCTTTGACATTAAAAAATCCGCTTGTCAAGAACTCTAAACCCTTAACACTTGAGGGAGCGTTAAAACATAAGACACAATTACTTATGAAACAGTATGTAGGATAAAAAAATAGCGAGGTTTTGCATAAATCTCGCTTTTTTTACTAATTTTGATATAAATTACAACTTTGTAATTTACGCAACCAAGAAACTTTAATTTATTAATAAACAATTAAAAATTAAAGTTATGCAAAAAAAAGAACAAGAAAAAAGATGGCTTATCACAAAGTTTTTTTGTGAAAAAAACGAACCAAGTTCTAAAAGACTCGTAGGTATTTTTGGTTCATTCTCATTATTCGTAACACTTTTTGCGAATAGTTTCTCTCACGTTGACAAAGCACCGAGCGATGGTTTAGTTCAAGCAGTTGCGCTTTTATCATTTGGCGCATTAGGTATCACAGGTTTTGAAAGAATATTTTCAAAGAAAGAGCCTGTTGCTAAAAACGAAGAAAATTCTCCTGAATAAAACAATCAACAATTAAAAATTAAAAATTATGAAATTATCAGAACATTTAGACTTGTCAGAAGTTACTCGTAGCGATATGGCAAAAAGAAGAGGGTTAAGCAATATGCCTACTCCTGAACACATTGAAAACTTTAAAATTTTGGCAGAAAATATTTTTGAGCCAATTCGTAAACATTTTGGCGTACCAATATTTGTGTCGTCAGGGTACAGAAGCAAGGCTCTTAATACTGCTATTGGCGGGAGTTTGACAAGCCAACATTGCTTGGGTCAAGCCCTTGACCTTGATATGGACGGAACTAAAAATGGTGTAACAAATAAAATGGTTTTTGATTACATCAAAGCAAATTTAAACTACGACCAATTAATTTGGGAATTTGGAACTAAAGACAATCCTGATTGGGTACACGTTTCTTATAATCCAAAAGGTAAGCAACGTAAACAAACTTTACGAGCAATTAAATCAGGTGGAAAAACCGCATATCAACCTTATGCCTAATATAGAAGACATTTCAAAAAAATTCACTCCGATATATTTTTTCGGAGTGATTTTTATGCTTTTGCTTTTTTACATTATGTTTAATGGTTTAGTTTCAAATCATAATGTAAAAGATTTAAAGAACCAAATAAACACTATCCAAGAAAACGTAGATGGTATTTATAAAGAGAACGAAAAAATCGACAAGAAAATTGACGGTTTCAAATCTGTTATAACACAGATAGACAAAGACATCACTATAAACAACACGAAAATTGATAATCTAAAGAAATATGAAAAAGACACAAAAGATTCTTTTAGGACTTATGATGCTGATATGTGGGAACGCTATTTCGCAGACAGGTACGCAGACAAAGGACAACAAGGAGAATAAGAACCTCATTCGTATAGATACAATCATAGCGAAAAAAGATAGCAAACGACCTTGTTAGTGGAGATGTTTGTAAAGAAGAAATTAAGTTAGTTAAAGAGAATTTATCGCTTACTGAAAAAAAGGTAGTTGTAAAAGATAGCATAATAAAAGGATTAGAAGAACAAAAATTTAATCTTAATGCAATCATTTCTGAAAAAGACAAACAGTTTCAATTACAAAAAGACATATCGGACTCTTTTAGAAAAGATTTGTCCAAACAAAAAAGAACTACTTTTATGTATAAGGCTTTGTCTTTAATAGGGATTGCTTCAACAGGTATTTTAATCCTTACAAAATAATTTAAAATAGTTTGAAAAAAATTAGTTTAAGATAAAGTAGGCGTTAACATATTGATAACGTAAATTTATATTATACTTTTGACTTGATATTATTTCTGTAAATAATTATCATTAAAAATAAGTTTAATCAAAAAAATCATTCTGTAATGAAAAACGAAATTGTTCCTTTATTGAAAAGTGTTGCCGTAGTTGTTGTAGGTGTTTTAGTTGCGAATTATGTTCAAACAACATTATTGGCGAAAAAAACTACTGCTCCTGCTTCTACAACAGTATAATTTGGTGTCAAACCGAGTTTAAAAAGAGTTATTAAATTATAAAAACAAAACAAAATGTCAAACGTAAGAAGATATTTAAGTAATGCACGTCAGAGTGCAATGGAATCTTTCTCAAATGCAGACGGATTTATCGACCAAGACTTGTCGTTCACAGGAGATGATTTCTTCAGAGCAGACGGTGGAATGTCAATGGGTGGAGATATTCAAACATCTCAACCATATATTATCAACGTGACTTCTACATCAGGGTCAGCAGTTGCTAATTTTGACGTATTAGGTTCATACCAATACATCAACAACGCAGGTTTCCAAACAAATGGAAATTTAGTTATCGGTTCTATAACAATTAGTTCAGGAATCCCTAACATTAACTACCAAGAGATGTTGTATCAATTTATGAACAACCCATATTCTGTTGGTTTAACTTACATTCAATCGGCTACTGCTAACCAAGTGTTACAAACATTAGCGGTTAACACGAGAGATGCGAATGGTAACTTGGCGCAAAAAACATTAGTGCCAACAATTGACCCATATCAGTTACAGACTACAATTATCGCAATGAAGTATGCTTACAGAATTGATGGTTTCACAAAAATCACAATTGCTCAAGTGTTAGCAAACGCTACTGTATCGTTATACTTCTACCCTGCTGATAACATCAACCTTGCGAGAGCATTAGGTGGACAACCTGTAAGCAGACAATTCGGAACGCCTCCTGTAACTAATGGTCAAACTATTAAGTTAAGAGCGTAACTATCAGAAATGATATAACGAATTAATGTATAATTTAGAAAGAGAGCAAGTGATTCATTTCTACTTGCTCTTTTTTGCTTAAAAAATAAAAATTATGAACGTATTCAAATATGTTGCAGAGTCTAATCCGAATGGTGCGGTGCAAATAATCAATTCATTTGGTTATGATGTTACAAGCAATTCTGATTTAGGCAAGAGTTTGAGTGAGTTAGTAGCCGAAGTGGGAGAACCTGCTTTTAAGAAAGTTATAGACAACCACCCCGACAAAGATGTTATTTTAGAATTATACGCAAGTGAAAATACTAAAGATAAAGATAAAGAATGTGATTGTGATAGTTGCAGAAGTAAAAGAATGATAAATGACCATTTACAATATCTTAATGTAACAGGTAGTGGTAAATTTGCTGATGAAAAATCATCAAATTCTTCAACAAACACTCATTTATTAGCAAATCAAACAAACGTTATTTTAGTAGTTTCTGCTTTGTTCATAGCGACTGCATTAATCTTAAAAAAATAAAAAATGGAAAATAAAATCAAACCAAGTATTCAGACAGGAGCAATGACTTTAGTATTGCTTGTTCAAAATTATAGAAGTCAAATGATTGCTTTGTTGTTGAAAAATGGTGTTACTGTTAAAAGCGGTGCTTCAAATCAACAAATTGCTCTAATTATGGCTAATCTTTTAAAGATTTCAAAATCTTTTTCAAGAGATTTACAAATGTTTATTCAAAATCCAAAAGTTGTTGAAGTTCTTGCAGGTGGTCTTATTCAAAATACTGAATATTTTAGAGCAAGTGGATTCGCAGATAAAAATAACGATAACTCTAAATACTTTAGAGCAGATGGCTTTATGAATTATCAAGGAAGTAGATACGGCTTTGAAGATGTTTCTTTTAAACCCGATGATTCTGAAACTGAAACTTCAGGAACACCACCAAAAGCATCATTTTGGTCAGGATTAAACTTTGCTGATTTACTTAACAAAGGTTTACAAACTTTTGGTAATATAGACAAGAATAAAACTGACAGAGCAATTGCAAATGCACAAGCACAAGTAGGCGCAAATGTAGGAGCGTTTAATGTAGGTTCAGGTTCAGGTTCAGGTTCAGGTTCAGGTTCAGGTTCAGGAGATAATGATGGCGATGGCGATGGAATTAGTACTACTACAATTGTTGTATTAAGTTTAGTAGGTGTTGCAGTAATAGGAACTATCATATATTTTGTAACAAGACCTAAAACCTAAAAAAAATTAGTTATGGTTATTGATGAACAAATGTTATCAAATATAATTGGGAGTTCTGTTGGAATTTACCCAAATGACGTAGCAAATATGCTTGTAAAAAATAATGTACTTGCACCCGCTCCCGAATACACGCTTGACCAATTGGTAGAGGGTGTTTTTGTCGGTTTAAATCAAAATCCAAGTTTTGCTCAAGAATATGCTTCTTGGTTAGAACAAATCGTAACCACATTAACTTTTTAAATAAATAAGATATGAGTTGGGATATTGGAGGAATAGTAAAAGCAATTGCACCTGCCGTTGTAGGTTTAGGAGCAAGTTTGGTTATGAATAATCAAGCAGTTAAAAACGCTCAAGGACAGGCAAATGCTCAACAAGAAGCACTTAATGCGCAGTATGCAATTGCGCAACAAAACGCAAAGAACATTGAGTTGATGAAACAATTGGGGAAAGAACCCCCTAAAGAAAAAAGCAAATTACCTCTTTACATAGGTTTAGGTGTTGGTGGGGTTTTAGTAGTTGGTGTTATAATTTTTGCGGTTACAAGAAATAAATCTTAATAATTTTAAATATGGATTTTTTAGCACAAGCAAAAGATATTGCAAGTAAAGACAAAAGAGAAGTTCTTATGATAACTACAAAAGCATCTGTAAATGGTGCGGTTACAGGACTTGTTTTAGGACTTATGCTTGGTTATTGGAAAAACAAAAACATTTACATTACAGGTCTTGTCGGTGCGGTAATCGGCGGAGTTGCAACAAGTATAATAGTTAATAAAAAGTAAGATGAAAAAATCAAACTTAATAATTGGAATTGGAATTATATCTTTAGGCGTAATAGGTTTTTTTATTTTTAAAAACAAGAAAAAACAAGGTAGCGAAATTGAAACAGATGAAGAAGTAGCATTTGAAAGTGCTGATGGAAAAACATCAAAAAGCACAACAATTAAACCTACAAAAATCGTAAAAATAAAAGATTATCAAAATTTATTATTAAATACGAATGTTGAAAAACTAAAAAAAGATTTAATTGGTAAAAATATTTATACTTTTATTCCAAATGTTATAGTTAGAAATAAGCCTTACGTTGATGATATTGGTATCTTTAATTCAAAAAGGTTTAAAATAAAAAATAAAGGAAGTTTTATTGGTCAAGTTGCTGACGTAATGTTAGAAAAAAATGGCACAAAGTATTTTTTAGCAATAAGCGAAAAAAATTACAATAAAAATTTAGATGGATATTTATTTCCATTTTTTAACCCTCGAAATAGACCAACAAAATATAAAAATTGGGTAAGAACTACTGATGTAGTTGTAGATACGAACTAATAAAAAATAAAATAGTTATGGATTCAGCAAAATTATTAATAATAGGAGGAGTAGCATTAGGAGGTTTTTACCTTTTTAATAAAAGCAAAAAAGATAGAGAAAATTCTCAAATATTAGTGTTACAAAACACTCAACCGCAAACTGCAACACTATCACAGTTAGAGTTAGAAAGCAAACCTAACGGTAAAGAAATTGTTACTCCAAAAGAAGCAACAGTTTATGCTACAAAAACGATAGCAGAAGTTAATTCTCTTATGGTTAAATATCCGCTACTTACAAAGCAAGAGTTTGTGGATAATTATAATAGTTCATACAAAACGGATTTAATTATTGATACTGACGGAAATATAGTTGCGAAAAAATCAACGGTTTCTCCGCCAATAATTCAAGGTAATGGACTTCAAGGTTTAGTAAATCAATTAGTGATAATAAGAACATTAGATGGCACGGCTTCAAACGTTAATAACACATTTAAAGGTCAGCAAATGATATATGCTCGTTGGAAATCAGACTTTTCTACTGTTTATAGTGATTTGAAAAATTATTATTCTACTTTAACAAAAGAACAAGCAGATTTTATAATAAAATATTTGCCAAAAATGATTATTAAAGCATTTATGGGAGATAATGACCCAAGAGTAAGGGCTAATGATTTTTATTCTCAAGAAGAAATTATTGATTTCATTGATAATAGTTTTGTAAAAGACGAAGATAAACTTTTAGAGTTTGCTTTAGGTAATTTCTTTAGGAATTATCAAATGTCAATTGGGGCATATTCAGGAATTAAGACCGCTATTGGTACAAAAACGCCTATATATAATTAAAAATTAAAAAAAAATGAAAAAACCAAATATTTTATTAGCAGTAGTAGGATTAGTAGTTTCTCTTGGAGTAGTTTATGGATATACCTACATTATTGGAAAGTCTTGGAAAGCAAGTCAAAAATAATTAACAATTAAAATCAAAAAAAAAGATGAAAAAAGAGTATATTGTTGGCGGTTTAGCAATAGTAGGTGCAATTGCATTGATTACCTATTATAATAAGCCAAAAAGAAATTCAGAGGGATTTTTTGGAGCAAGTGGTAAAGTAACGAGTATAGGTCAAGCCCCAAAAGGAAATTGTGCTTGGTGTAAAGATAGTGAGGGAGTAACCTATCATACAGGGAAAGGCAGAAGTTGTGATAGTGGCGACAGATGTATTACACGATACGCATAATTTATTTTAAATTAAAAAAAGTATTAATATTAAAATTTAAAACAATGCAAAAAAAGTATATCATCGGAGGTTTAGCAGTAGTAGGTGCAATTGCATTATTTACTTATTTAAAACCTAAAAAGAAACTAAATTCAGATGGTTTTTATGGTGCGCACGGAGTAAGTAGTTTTCCAAACTTAACAACAAATCCATTTGTACCAAGTTCTTTTACAAGACAAGATAGATTTTGTAAAGTTTGTGTGCAGTATGATAAAAAACCATCGCCTAAAGGGGGATTTTTATATATGAAAAGTCTTTACAACCCAAATAATCAAATTAACGAATTATTTAGCATAACGGAACAAGAGTTTACAATGGCATTTACTAAAAATGGATTTTGTGGGAAAACTCCACCAAAACAAAACATTTATAAATAAACAATTAAAAAAATGGAAAAGAAGTATATCATTGGAGGTTTAGCAATCGTAGGAGCAATTGCGTTATTTATGTATTTAAAACCTAAAAAGAAACGTAATTCAGAGGGTTTTTACGGAGCAGATGGTGGAAAAAAATATGCAACTATCGGTAGTGATGATGGTCGAACTGCACCTCCAAGAAGTATGGGAGGAAGAGGTTAAACATAAAAAAAAAATACTAACAATTAAAATTTTATAAAGATGGGAACATTTTATGATGAAAAAGACAATTCAATAACAACAAGTAACTTGGTGTACATTGGAGTATCAGCATTGGCTCTTTTTGGAGTAGTTTACCTTGTAGGTCGTGCTTGGAAAAAAAGTCAAACTGCGTAATTATATTAAGAACGCAAAAAAAAAAATTTATGAATAAGAATACGATGTTATATGGATTATTAGTTGCGGGTGGATTACTTGCTTACTATGCTTGGAAAAAAAACAAAGCAAATACTGAAAAAACGATGACAAGTCCAACTTCAACATCGGGTACTTTTGTAGATGATGTTAGTGTTTTAGAAATTGGTACAGGAGGTATTAAACCACCAAGACCTATTTTAAAAAGCCAAATCGTTGAGCCTTTAATTGCAGAAAATAAAAAATTAGATTTATCAGGTCAATTAATGTAATCTTAAAAAACAATAACTTATGAACACTAAAAAAATCATAGGAATAGTAATATTAGGGGCTTCGGTAGGATTATTAGTTTATATCTACAAAGGCTTCTTACAACCAAGAATGGAAGTTGATGCCGAAATAAAAAGCGGTAAAACTTCTCCAACAACAACAACAACAAAATAAATTATGGAAACAAAACAGAAAAGTCCAAATAGGCTTTGGCGAGAAAGCGGAACTTCTTTAAGTTTTGCAGATTGGATTCAGAGAGAAAAGGATAAGGGTGCTTTTTTAGCAAATAAAAAATTTGATAATTTTTCAAATGTAAATGGTTTTATAGATAATGATACTTGGATTGAACAACTTAAAAGTCAAGCAAGAATAAATTTAGGCATTGACAAAGTTGTTTCTGACAAAAAGAAGAAAAATAATACTTTTGTAGGTTTGAATAAAAATATTTTGATTTTATCAGGAATAATTATTATTGGGGCAATAGGCTATAAAATTTATCAAAATAGAAAGTAATATGAACTTAAGGTTAGATACAAGATACGAAGAAATGTGCTTGGTGGTAAAAGTAGCAGTTACAATGCCTACCAAAGTCAGAATTAAAATTTTTGACGAACAGAAACCAAAAATCGTTTTTACAGATAGATACAAAACTGTTACTTCTGACTATACTTTTTATGTTCGTATGCCAATTACGTCAAAAAGCATTATAATTTCCGTCTATGATGATAAAAAGGGAAATACTCCTCAATCAGAAGACAAAAATATTAAAGTTGTTTCGGTGGATAAAACACCTTTGCAAAAGAGAATTGACGTAGTTGATATTCACAACCCTACTATTGCTTATTTTGTTGATTTCGCACAAAGATTTTGTTATAACGCACCATATTTAGAGGCAAATAAATCATACCAATCGGATAACGGTGGTTTTATGATTGAGTATTTACCAACAATAATTGATGCAAAAGGAAAAGAACTTACAACACCTGCAAGAATATCAAGGATTTCAGGTCGTATTCAGGTTTCAAAAAAACAATTTGACCGATACACAGTACCTATGAGATTTGCAATTCTTTGTCACGAATTTAGTCACTTCTACGTTAATGAAGATATGACTGACGAAAGTGAAGCAGATATGAATGGATTATTGATTTATTTAGGACTTGGTTATCCTCGAATAGAGGCTTTTGAAGCATTTTTAGAAGTTTTTGAGCATTACCCAAGCCAAGAGAATAAAAGACGTTACGATAAGATTAAAAACTTTATCGACAACTTTGAAAAAGATAATATAGTATTTAGATAAAAAAAATATAGGTATGGAAAATTATAAAAATTTGGTTTTACAAAATGAAATTGATAATGCACAAATGATACGACCAATTAGTAAAGATGGGATTTCTATTATAGACACATATCCTTTGGACGTTATTGAAAGATTAGGTAAATATCAATTTATTTTTGATTATTCTGCCAATAGTTCTACTTCTTCATACAATATGAATAATTGGGTTAATTTTTCAAAAGGAGATGTAGTTGAAGTGGTTAGTTTTCAACTTGGAAGTGCTATGATTAATAACCCAAATTATAAAGAATACGCACCAATAAATAATACTGCTCCAAAAACAGGTTTCTTTTCAGGAATAAATTTTGGAGAACTAGTAAAAGGGTTAAATGGTGGAAATAGAAAAGAATTAGAAATACCTAAAGAATACTTGCAAAAAGTTGATGATTCTACTTCAGTAACAATTCCAACGGGTGTTAATTTTGGTGCTAATCCAAAACCACAACCTATTAGTATTAAGCCAATTGGGATAGGAAGAGAACCAAGTTCAGATGTAATACTTGAAGAAAACGCAACTTTTTCATTAGTAAAGCCTTTTACTTATTTAACATCTTATACAAAAGGAAGACCTCTTTACGAGTTAGGTGGTGCGGGTATGCTTCAATATGAACAAACACCAAATTACGAAACCATTCCTGCGGGAACTAAAGTGACGGGAAGATTATTTAAAAGTATTGCTAATCAAAAGGTAATTAGTGCTATTTCAGGAGTAAGCAATTCAATGATTCGACCTACTGTAATTGAAAAAGATTTTCTTGCGGTAAAAGGCTACGGTTCGACAGGCTCAATTAATATTCCATCAGAGTATTTAACGAGAGAAATTACTACCAATACAAACAATAATAACGGTAATGTTGTTCCCGTAGCAAATGACAACAAAAATTTATTGATGATTGTAGGTGCTTTTTTAGTAGGGTATGTATTATTCAGTAAAGAAACACCATCAACTTAAAAAGAAATTATGGCAAATTCAATTAATATAAATAAAGCATTATTACTTGTTCATTTCAATAATTTAATTCTTGGGGAATTAAGAAGAAATGGAATAAACAGTTGGATAGCAGGTGGGGCATTAAGAGATTATTTCTTGAGCAAACCACTAAAATCTGACTGCGATATTTTCTTTCCAAATCTTTCTGAATTTAATAAAGCAAAAGATTATTTTATGTCAAAAGGGGCTAAAATAATTTGGGAAAGTGAAAACGGAATGAAAATTACATACAAGGGTAAGACTTTTGATTTGATAAAAATATTTAATTCAAGTCCTATTGCTACTATAAGCCGTTTTGATTTTACGATTTCTATGTTGGCTACTGACGGAAAAGACGTTTTTATGGGCGATAAAACGCTTAAAGACTTACAAGACAGAAAATTAGTAATTAACACTATTGTTAATCCTTTAAGTACTCTAAAAAGAGTTTTAAAGCATTACAAAAAAGGATTTACTATGTCTGCTGAAGAAACAAAAAAACTATATGGTTTTTTAAATAATTTGCCTTATGATGAGTCAGACGATTTATTAAGTGCAAATGGAAGTTCAGGAGAGGGTTTTACTCCAAATTATTCAGTTACAAAAGATTTGACTGTAATTGAAGAAAAACCTGATTATTTAAGATATGC